GACAAAGATATTATGGATAAAATGTTTAATAAAGATGAGGAAATCGGATGCTTACGAACAGTCAACACACAAGAGGAAGTAATCACCCGGTAGTCGCTGTAAATCCTGACGGAACTGTGGCCGGGTATTTTGAGTCTATAAAAGAGGCAACAGAAAAATCTGGAAGAAGTCGACACGCAATCAGTAACAGCTGCCGGAAAAAATCTATATGCAAAGGGCTTCAATGGTATTACGAGAAGGACTTCAGGAAAATATATGAAGAGCAACGTATGGATGATTTGAAATTTAGTCTTAACCAAAACCGTGAAAAAGATTCAGGTCACTTCTGTAAGGGACATAAATCAATCAAGTCATTCCAAAACTGGCCACAGGAGCTGCAGGAAAAGCGGCGTAAGATTTCAAGGGAAGTCAGCAGAAGGCTGGTGAATGACCCCAACAGCAATTTCGGGCCTAACCAGAAATCACATCCTGGCATGAGTAAAAAAATAATCGCTCTGTCAACAGGAGAGGTCTATTATTCAATATCTGAATGTGCAAGGAAAAACGGGATTGGATTGTCTGCCTTACGCATGTCTTTGAGAAGAATGACACGCTGCGGAGGGAAAAAGTACATGCTCTATTCCGTGTATGAGGAAGTGAACAAAAGGCTGAAAAAGAATAAAGTAATTTAGAAAATACTTTTGTATAAAAACATAAAAGTATAAATGTATGAAAAAAGATTCAGACAAAAATCTAAAAGCAAAAGCATTGCTGATAAAGGTAGACAAGATTGCGCTGGATTGCGGATTCTATAAAGAAACTGGGAATCAGAAAAACTTTTCGTCGAATTACCGTGACCCTATCTTACCCATTCTTATTTCGTTTTATGCCACTACTGGAACTATCGGAATCAGTTATTGCAAAGAGGCGTTCAAATGGTTCAAAGGATGCGAGCTGAAAAAGATAGAAGACATTTTTAAATATCCGTTAAACTACGTATAAACTATGGAAGAACAGAAAACAATCAATCAGGCGGTGAAAGACGAGTTTCTGGACCTGACGCGCTGGGCCAACAACATGATCCGGCAGCTTCAGGCCAACTTCGAGACACAGCATGTATGGCCGGGGGGATTCCCCGGTCCGTACATCGGATACCGCAATACGCCGGCAGCTAAAAAAAGCACCGGACAGGCTTACCGTCGCATGTATGCCAAGGTGTTCAATGGGGCCGGAGGTGACACAAAGAAGATTTCCTTCTTCTTCAACTATTACCTGTATTTCGTGGATATGGGTGTCGGTGCGGGACAGCCCATTGAAGATGTGGATAGAGACGAATTTGCCCATTACAAGAAATTGTATAAAAAATGGAAAGAAGAAGGCGACCGCCAGTCACGACCTATCATTGCCATGGAGGTGCGTCATCAGCTCCGGCGACTGGAAGTGCTCGTGTCTTCCTATTATCAGGACTTCATCGAAAACGGCGTACTGGTTTCTTTCCAGGACGAGTTTAAGAATTAAGCGGGAATTCCCCTGTCTTTAGGCAGGGGATGATAGCGCTTTTGTTCAGACATTCTTTTGGTTTTCTATATATTTTCTTACCGTTTCCTCGGATATATGACCAACAGACTCTACAAAATAGGGACGGGTCCAAAGTGATGGTAATCGGCTACGTAGCCATGGAAACTCCTTTCGTAAGCAAACAGAAGAATAACCCTTCAACTGATTGATTACAAAATGGATGGCATATGTAGGCTTGCTTCGGATAAAGAGATGGACATGATCGGGCATGACTTCCATGTTTTCCAGGGTGATTCCCAGTTCGTCTGCTTTCTGCTGCAACAGAATTTTCAATCGTTCATCCACTCCGTTTACCAGTACTTTTCGCCTATACTTCGGACAAAATACAATGTGATAACCCAAATTGAAAACGCAATGGGAATTTGATGTATATCTTTTTGCTAATGTCATAATAAATAACGTATTACATATTTGCAAATATAAGTATAAAGTTATATATTTGCAATATATCTAGCCAATAATTATCTATGCTGAGAGCCTACAAATATAGAATCTATCCGACAGAAGAACAGAAGGTCTTATTTGCCAAGACCTTCGGCTGCTGCCGCTTTGTCTATAACTGGGCACTCAACCTGAAGATTGAAGCCTACAAGCAGGATAAGAAGTCTGTAGCTTACAAGGAAGTTCAAGACCGGATGGTGAACGAACTGAAGAAGGAAAACCAATGGCTGACAGAGGTAAATTCACAAGCCCTCCTGAATTCCATCCGCAACCTTGATACCGCCTACAAAAACTTCTTCCGTGACACTCATGCGGTCGGTTTTCCGAAATTCAAGAGCCGGAAGAGCAATCAGAGTTTCCAGTGTCCGCAGCATTGCAACGTGGACTTTGTGAAAGGAACAATCACAATCCCCAAGGCGAAAGATATTCCTGCCGTGCTGCACCGAAGGTTCAAAGGTACCGTGAAGACCGTTACCGTCAGCATGACCCCTTCGGAAAGATACTTTGCTTCCGTTCTGGTGGACACGTCCATGCAAGGAATGAAGCCTTCCGAACCGATGCGTGACACGACCGTCGGCATTGACTTGGGCATCAAGTCGCTTGCCGTATGTTCTGACGGACGCACGTTTGCCAATCCCAAGAACTTGCAGAGAAGCTTAGACCGCTTGAAGTTGCTACAAAAGCGGTTGAGCCGCAAACAGAAAGGTTCTGCCAACCGCAACAAAGCACGCATCCGTGTAGCCCGGCTACAGGAACACATAGCTAACAGCCGTAAGAACAGCCTTCACAAAATCACCCATGCACTCACGCACGACAGCCAAGTGCGCACTATCTGCATGGAAGATTTGAACGTGAAAGGGATGCAGCGTAACCACCATTTGGCACAAGCCGTAGGAGATGCTTCTTTCGGTATGTTCCTAACTTTGCTTGAATACAAGTGCAGTTGGTATGGCGTGAACCTCATTAAAATAGACCGCTTTGCCCCAAGTTCGAAGACCTGCGGCAAATGCGGCTATGTGTACAAAGAATTGAATCTTAGCGAGCGCAGTTGGACATGCCCGGAATGTGGTACACATCACGACCGGGACTTCAATGCCGCTTGCAACATCAAGGAATTTGGCTTGAAAGCCCTACCCACGGAGCGTGGGAAAGTCAAGCCTGTGGACTGTCCTCTTGTGGATGACCGACCTCGTGTCCTAAAAAGCAATGATAGGAAGAAGCAGGAAAAGAGAGGGGGTATTGGTATCTCCGAAGCTCATGCCTTTAGGCGTGAGTAGCTCACACGAAGTGATTATAAATTCCGGATGAAATGATATGGGAAAACAAAGTGTACGCACGCCCCTACTCCATGTTTTTTGAAGATGTGGCACCTGGTATAAAGAGATTTACATTAATCAAACTAAAAAGAACCCCATGACAGAATTAAAAGAAATCATTGAAGAATGGGCAACGAAGTACAAGCCCATGCTTCATACGCCCGGAGAAACCGGAAAGAACAAACGGTTTTTCCTTTTCGACAACATTGTAGCTATTCCCTCGTTCATGAGCAAGCTGCCCGACGTGAAATCGCCTTGTGTGGGCTACGAATTTGCCCAGGACGGGACGATTAAAGGTGGTATGGACAAACCTGTACATGTGGTTTATTTTCTCGTTAAAACGGGGAATATGAATCCTACCGACAAGCAGCAGTCATACGAAGCCATTCAGGAAGCAAAGATGCACATGCAGAAATTTCTGGCATGGCTCCGTGAGCAGCAGGAAAAACGAAATATTTTCCGAAACATAAACCTTGAAACGGAAGAGCTTCACTATTCTACCTACGGCCCTTTCCTGAACAACTGGTATGCGGTCTTCGTCGAACTGACCGATGTACAAAAAGTAGAGCTTTGCGTCGACACGAAGGACTATGTGGAGTGAAAATAAAATCCCGGGACGGTGCTTCCGTTCCGGGATTTTTATTTTTTATTCATTCTCGTGATATTTCACTAAACTTACATTTAGACTCATCCCAAGTATATTCCTTACTACGTTTAAATCTTTGTTTTTCATCCCATACTCTAAATTCCTCTACGTCAATAGATAAAACAAATCCATTTGGCTTTAAAGTGGTTGAAGTATAAACTTCGTCAAGAGAAACAGTAGGACTACTTTTATATTCACTAAATTCTTTGAGAACCCTTTCAAATTCTCTCAAGAATCTATCGGCATTTTCCATAGGATAAAGAATATCTGATCCGTCATCATCTTCATCTCCGTCACACAAAACAATGTCTTTATCTTTTATTTTATAAAAATATACATTAGCATTTAAATCTGGTAAATCTACGTCATCATCCGGATCATACCAACTAGAAGCTACAACCAGTCGTATTCCATCCTCCATCAAAGTGATATGGTAGTAGTTATCCCATCCAAAATAATAAGTTTTTAATTCATAAGAAGCTATTATCTTCTTCAACTTCAGAATAAAATCACAAGCTCTAATTGTATTGTGTTCCTGACATTTCATGTGATTTGTTTTTATTTTCTGATTTCATAAAGTAGTTTTACATCTTCGCCATACACTGCATTAAGCGCTTGTTTAAATGGTGCGCTCAGCTTTTCGTCAATATAAGTCGCTACGTATGCAGCCGGTACAGATAGTGTCACTTCCTCACCATTAAGCGAAACAAATTCAAGCGACGACAGCCATGTGCTAAATTCAACCGGACTTACAGAACCTTGAAGAAGTTCCATAAATGCCATCCATCGGCTTTTATCTTCTTCGCTTATTGTTTTATGCTTGACGGTTTTCTTCTTCTCCTCTACCCTAGTATCTTCTTTTGTCTCTTTTGCCTCCGGCGTGTGCTGGATAATAAAATTCTTGAGTGAAGTCACCACATAGCTTTTCGGATTGTTTACCTTATAACGGTTCATTCGGTCACGAAGTGCCAGCACTTCGGACCGGAAATCGTTCATCAGTTCGTCAGGGAGCATATCGGTCAGCATACGCACATCTGTTTCCGTCAGTTTATATTCAGAACGAAGCAAGTCCCAAATATCGGCGGGAAGTTTTTGCTGTCTTCGTTTACGCGACATTTCCTCCCCAAGTTCACTCAGCTTGATTTTAAATAATATCTCGTCAGGGTTTCCTCTCTTCGTTGAACCCTTATATACAGGTTCATAATCAAAAGTAAAGTCCACCTGATTTTCGCTGGCCATACGGTCGAGGTCTTCACGTATCGGGTCCATCACTTCCTTACAAAATTTACTGAATTTCGGGTATCGGTCTTTTTCGTAAGTCTTAGTAACTACCCCGTTCACCTCCACATTTTCCAATGTTATCACTCCCAGGAATTTCTTGAGCTCCACATATTCCACCGATTTCTTTGGGAAGTCTTTCCATCTGGAAAGATAAATATAAATGCTTGGTGTACGTTTGCGTTTGCAGATACGGGCTATTCGGTAAATGTGGTCAAGATAACCTTTCCCGTTACCTAAATCGCACAGTTCTTTCAATACCTTTGCATCCATACGCGCTTCCACGTAGTTCATCCTCCTTTCTTTTTCTTTCGAGCCTGAAACCGGAATCATCGGCATCTCAATCGTAGAAAACAGATGCGCGTATGTACGAATAGGTCTTCCCACTTCATCATATCTGTAAAAAGAACAGTTCATCTTCATCAGATTATCGCATGCCTCACTAAGATACATATAGTCACGAGGACTTACTCCAAGAGAGGAAGCGCTGATTCGGAATGTGAGAATCTGATTGTCGTCCAGATCATCAGGGAAAAGTGACATTTGTCCGTCTGCACGTCTGTTTTTCAGAAATTCATTGAAGCGGTCTTGCATGGACTTCATGATTTCTATCATAATACTCCGCTGGTAGAGTGAAAAATCTGCCCCTACCATGGCATACAGATAGGGTTGTTTAATAAACTCTACTGAGCTAAGCTCTTTAATCAGTGAGTTGCTTGATTCGGTGGTGCTTTTCTTCCGTCGCATAGGCTATCAGTTTATTTTTCGTATTTCGTAAGTATTCCCATCAGACTGGAATGTACCTACCTTCACGCATTTTTCATCCTCAATAAGAGAGAAAACAGATATTCCCAACGCATCGGCCACACTTTCCAGAAATTGCAGGTTAGTACGTGACGGACCGTTTAATTTCTTTGTCAGACTTGAATTGGAAATACCCAGTCTCTTTGCCAGTTCATCCTTGCTTATACCTGACTCTTTTAATCTTTCTTCTAAATAAATCTTCATTGGTTCGTTATTTGGCACAAATATAGATATATTTTCCAAAAACGGAAAATAAAACTACAATATTTTCCAAAAACGGGAAATATTGAATAAAAATAGTTCGGAAAGTTTGCACCTTTAATCTATATATGTTCGGAAATTTTTCCCTATATGACGGAATCTTTACCCATACACACGGAAACTTAGTACATATTGACGGAAAGTTTACCCCTAAAAACGGAAAGTTTGCACCTTTATTAGTATAACTATTTGTTTTATAGCAAATTACGCTTTACTATATATCTTATATCATAATATCATTAATAAAAGCAGACCGATATATTTTTTCTTTTATCCCTTATTTAAGAAACTATCGTTTCTTTATATTATAACATATAGATAATTATATAGATTCTGAAAATCATTGATTATTAGGTTTTTAAAAGCATGTAGGTGCAATGATTCCGTCAATAGGTGAAAAGATTCCGTCAGTAAGGGAAATTATTTCGTGTAAAGGTGCAAAGATTCCGAACTATATAAAGGTGCAAACTTTCCGAACTTTACAATAAAAATCCATCAAAACCGGAAACGAAACTCCGGACGTGCGTTAATTATGGTATAAACTTAAAACTAAACAATATGAATTTGTCGAAAATCATTTGCATGGCTGCCATCCTGATTATGGCAGCTTGCAGCAAGGAAAACATCGTCCGTCCGACGGATATGGAGCAGACGAGTGAGAAAACGTGCAGGGTGTCTTTCCTTCCGGTGTTTATGGAAATCGGACAGGGAGACATCAACCAGTGGAATAATTCACGTGCCGGCACGCTGGCCGAGCTGGCCACTACCCTCTCCTATTGGGATTACATGGACGGCGAGCAGATGCAGGCGGACACCGTTTCGCTTCCTTCTCCCCTTACACTGAACATGAAGTATGGAGCGCATCATGTGTACTTCCTGGCTCACAGCAGTACCGGAGGAAGTATGGAAGGCATGAAATATACTCCTGAGAAAGTAACTGAAACTTTCTGGGAGGATTTTTCTCTTCAAGTGGACGAGAATATGGCTTCGAGTCAGGAACTGCAAATGAAGCGCGTAGTAAGCCGTGCCATGATTACCGTAAAAGATGCGTTTCCAGCCTCCGTGAAATCGGTACGTATGACGGTAGGCGGTCATCTTCGCACGCTGGATGTGACTACAGGTAACGGTGACGCAGATTCCGCATCCGACTATACGATTACCTGGGAGATAGGCGAAGAGTATGCGGGCCGTAGCGGGCTTTATTTCTCCGTGTTTACCTTCACTCCTACCGAGTCGGAAGAATTTGACGTGACGCTGAAAATAGATGCTTTGGGAGCCGACGGGAAAATGCTTTACGGTGCACAGGCTTCCGGCGTTCCGCTTCTGAGGAACCGGTGCACAAACGCCATCTGCCGTCTGTTCAGTGGAAATACGGGAATCACTTTTTCTGATCCGGACGACTGGAATCCGGCCATCGAGATAGAAATGTGACATCATTCAAAAAGCGAAGGGCAGAGAAGCGTGTGCTCCCCTGCCCTTTCGGTGTATGAATTGTGCGGAATTATTTCCCCACGATGTCTTTGTAGTATTTGTCAAGAAACTCCTGCGCGGCTACGTTCAGCAGGTCGATGACCGACACAAAGGCATCTTTCTTTTCCTTGTTACGGCCTTTGTTCATGCGTTTCTTAATATCTTCCAGCTTCTCCAGCATGTCTTCGTCCAGATAGACATTCCGCATGATGCGTCCCTCTTTTTCATCTTTTCTAATTCTTTTCCGAATGCCGTTTATTTTCCGTTCTACTGCGGGTGATTCGCTTTTCACGGATTCTTTATCGGGCGCAGCTTCTTGTTCCGGACGGATGTTTTCCTCTTCCTGGTTATTTGCTTCAACGCATGAGTTTTCAGCAGTGAAGGTAGAAGGAGATTCTTCCGTCTTTTCTTCTGCCTTTTCCTGAGTCGCAGCACTCTCCTCCCCTGCCTTCTCCGCGTTGGCGCGTGCTTCCTCAATGCCCTGCCGAGCATCAAGCATTGTTTCATTCAGGTTGAATCGTTGTTTAGCCATAATCGTGGGTTTTACTGGTTATCTAATCGTGATAGAATCTCTTTTGCCAGCTCCATGTAGTCGGCAGCTCCCGTGCAGTTTGGCGCAAAATCGAACACGTTCATGCGCTGCGCAGGCGATTCGGCCAGCTGAATATTTGTGCGGATGGTGGTATTGAACACCTTCCCAGGGAAATTCTGATTCATCTGTTCGTATGCCTGACGGTGAAGCGACAGACGCTTGTCGTAGCGTGACATGATGTAACCAAGGATTTCAAGTTTGGGATTCACCAGCTTTTTGATTTCCTCGTATTTTGCGGTAATCAGGCCCATTCCGTCCAGTGCAAATACTTCGCAGTTGATAGGAATCAGCAGGTAGTCAGAAGCCACCATTGCATTGATAGAAACCAGTCCGTAGTTCGGAGGGCAGTCAATCAGGATAAAATCATAATGGTCTTCCAGATTGTTCAGCATCATGCGCAGGATGTATTCTCGTCCGGTACGGCTCACCAGTTCCTGTTCGCACTGGTATAAGTTCGGGCGTGAAGGAATGAAGTCGAAGCTTTCTTCGTTTTCATTTTCGCAGAACACACATTCCATGATGCTGGCGTTTCCGGACATGGCTTCGTAAAGGGTTTTACCATCCTTTTCCGTGACCAGACGGAATCCCATCATTTTAGATGCGTTACCCTGTGCGTCGGCATCTATTACCAGCACACGTTTACCAAGAGAATGTAAGGCTTTTGCCAGATTGACGGTGGTAGTGGTCTTCCCTACTCCACCCTTAAAGTTGAATGAAGAAATTGTAATTGCCATATCAAATGTTTTTGTTTTATTACACTGCAAATATAGTCGTTTTTTTTCATTTCTGCCATAAATACAGAAATATTTTTATGCAAAAATGTAAATATTCAAAAGCGCAAGCACATAAAAGTATTTTTGAATAAAATATAAAAACATTTTTGTGTGGATACATAAAATAATAATAGTATAAATAAATAAAAGCATATAAAAATAAAAACATAAAAGTATTTTTATATAAACATACTTTTATGTGAAAATACAAAATAGATGATAGGAAGATATTTTAGTATAAAATCATAGAAGTATGAACGTATAAAAGAACAATTGAGTAAAAGCATAAAAACATAAAAGTATAAAAGTATAAAAGTATTTACATTCAAATATTCATATATGCAAAAGAATAATAATGTTTTAATACAAATGAATGAAAATATAAAAGCATGAAGTAATAAAAGAGTAAAAGTATTTTTATATAAAAGCATAAAAGCATGTTTGAATAAAAGTATTTATTATAAATCAGATAATCAATTAGTTTCAAAGTTTGCTTATGTGCGGTAAAAACATTATATTTGCAAAGAATTGAGCATGAAAATGTTCTTTGTTTTATTACACCTGGATGGGGAACAGTGGTTCTTCATCCTTTTTCTTTTTGATATTCAGAGAAAATAGGATATATTTGCATCATCATGAGAAAAATAGTAACCATGTTATTGCACACGGTGGTGTGAGTTATTTGTTATTGTGAATTAATGTGTTAAGATTACATGCTTATTTCTATGTAAATAGATTTGAACATACATGTTTTTTATTAATAGTTTATTGAGCGCGCTTCCCTGTGAAGGGAGGTGCGCTTTTTTTGTCCTTCATTACCATATTAACCTTGTATATCTTTGTACCAAAACAAACGCAAGATGAAGAAACCGACCAAACGTCTGCTCTGGACGGAGGCGTACAAGCTGATGAACGCCCGCACTCCGGACGGGAAAAATAAGCCGTTCGACATACGTTTTGTGTGTAAGGACGGAACGATAAGCGAATGTTACAACGTGCAGCGTGCCGTTTCGTACAACCGAGAAAAGGGATACCGTAAACTGGTAATGCCAAACGGAGATTTCCGTTACGTGTACGACGTACTTATTCTGCAGATTAACGACACAAAGATATTGGTTAAGTAGTTATATGGCGACAAACACAAAAAATACAAACCGTAAGAAGTCCAACCAGGGAATAAAGGAGTTCGGAGGAAAAGTGACTTCACTCTTAGACCGTGGATACCAGTGTATCGGCACGGCCCTCGTGTCGGAAATCCCGTCTGTATCTTCCTCGGAAATGATGAAAGGGGGAGGGGCTATCGGCGGGCTGCCCATTCAGGGCACGTTTGATATTTTCGACAGCAAACAGTCAAACCCGGTGCCGGTCAGCAATGCCGGGACACCCGGTCTGGGTTACATTCCATGGGGACCTGGGAACATGCTTCCGAATACCATCTACAAGCTGGTAGGCAGTCTTCCATACACGGCGACCGCCATCAAATATATTATTGACCTGGCCGTAGGGCTCGGGCCGCAGCTTATGTACCGCTGGTCACGCTACGTAAACGGTACGGTAAAGACTGAACTGATTCCCTTCAAGGATGCCGGACTACTGATTCGCAACCGCATCATGGAGATTCAGGCACAGATTGACCAGCAGAAAGCAGAAAGCGGCGAAGAGCAGGGTGGGGGAGGTACAATCACCTGGTCGCAGGCTGTGTCCGGAGAGGATCAGAAAGATACCGCACAGGTTGGAACACCGGAATACGAGCTGAAACAGCTTCGTGAAGACTATCGCACCTGGGAAGAGACAGACAAGGAATGGGACAAGTTCTGCGAAAATAACAATCTGGAACTTCACTACCTGAAGTGCATGACAGACGACGCGCACATGGACATTTATTTCCCGACTATCGGGCTAAGCATCGGACGGAAGGACGAAGAGTGGGACCCGAAAATCGTCAAGTTAGGAAACATTCCGGCGGTGTGCTGCCGTATGGAGGAAATGGACGAACGGATGCGCATCAACTACGTGTATTATGCGGAGAAGTGGCGAAAGGATGCCACGCCAAAGCTGGAAAGAAAGGATGTAGTGGCCTATCCCACACTGATGCCGGAAAACATGCTTACGGAGCTTCGCCGTCAGGTGGAAAAGAGTAAGAACCGTCCTCCGAAGAAACGTACCACCTGGTTCTGCTGTCCCAGCTACTATGCGTCTATGCTGAAACCTTACTATCCTCAGCCGGCCTGGTGGAGTATCTTCCCGTCGATGACCTTCGATTATGCCACGACTCTGATGACTGATAAGCACATGATCCGGCAGAATGCAACCATGTGGGGTAAAATGATTTTTATCAACAACGAATACCTTCGTGCGATGTTCGATGAAATGGGAGCGGATACTACCGAAGCGAAACAAGCTGTACGTGACAGTATCTATAAGAAGGTGAATGAGTTCCTTCAACGCCGCGAGAACAACGGGAAAACTATCTGTCTGGACTCGTTTGTAGGCCCTGACGGAAAGACGATGCAGCATGCGGTGGAAATTGTGGATGTGCCGCAGCTGACAAATTCCAGGGATTTAAAAGAGGAGTTGTCCGAAATCTCAAGCGTGGTGTTCTTTGCCATAGGGGTTCACCCTTCTTTGATTGGAAGCACACCCGGGAATAGCGGAAGCACCGGAGGTACCTACATGCGCGAATTGCAGTTGCTCAAGCAAAACCAGCTTTCTACCCGGCAGCGCATTTATCTGCGGTTCCTGAAGAATATCTATACATTCAATAAATGGGACAAGCACGGAGAAATAGTCATCCGTCAGCAGACATTTACCACGCTCGACCGTAGCGCAACCGGCACAGAAGAGACAGAATCCACGCTATAACATACATTTTTCTTCTTCTTTTTTTGGTTTTATTCACAGAAAAAATCCCGGCAAAACGTCTGATTTGTCGGGATTTTTGTTGATTTTGGCTCAAGTGTTTATTAATAGATTTTTTGGTGGCGATACTACGCCACTGAACTCGCGTAACTACGATTTTTCTTCATCTTTGATTTTTGAATCTTTATTTTCCGGCTGTTTTTCATGGCTTGTGTTCCCTTGAATGGCGTTTAAAAGATTGATAATCAATCTGTGTTCAATCCGCTTTATCATCAGGAACTGGGTGCATGTCTTGGCTATCTGTGCAATGATGAAAGAAAGCATCAATATAATAGAGATGAAAAAATTGTACAACAAGTCCCTTGTTTCAGTCCCGTTAAAATATGAAAAAACAGAAAAGGCTATTTGAGCACATACGAAAATAGGGAAAATAAAGTTGATTGCTTTTAAGATTTTATCTTTCATAATCTGTTTGTATTTTTATGTATAAATGAATGTATAAAATTACTGTTCTATTTCCACACGCAGATAGGGCATTCCGCCTGGTAGCATTGGCCATATCTCCGCGTCTGGTGTAAGCATCCGCATCTGTTTCGAAGCGAGTCCAAGCAGGCAAAGCTTTTCTACTTCTGTATGGAATCCTGTCCATAATTTTCCATCTTTTGCGCAAGCAGCTTGCAGGAAAGAAGCTCCGCCACCTTTATCTTTAAAGAATCCGTCAGGTAATTGCAACAACATTTCTCTGATTTCCTGCCGGTGCTTTTCGATACGTTCCGTATGGAATCCTACATTTACGTTGGTATTCTGAATAGAACGCACAAAAAAATGAAGTCCTTCTTTCTTACATTCTTCGTATTCTTCGTGGCTGCGAAACATGCAGTCGGCGAAAATTAGGTCCACGTTTTCAGTATTCAGTTCGGTCATGGCTCTGTGATTTTAATGTCGTCAAGGTTATCGAAATAAACTATAATCTTTGTAATAACGTACACATATTCTTCTCTGCTTTCACCTCCCAGATAGGTAGCTGTATTTATTTCGTCAATATCCGAATGCGGGAAAGCGCTTTTGAAAAGTTCTTTCAGCATATTGAAGTTTTTCTCAGAGGCAGTAAGGTGATGCCCGAAGTTTGCAACAGACGATACATCGAATCCTTTTTGCTTCAACATCTCCACCTGATTTTTTATTTCCCTTTCACGGCCGGAAGGATAGATATATCCTCTCAGAGTGACAGTCATTCCGTATTCGTTGAATGTAATGCTTTCTATATTTCCGGTTCCTTCATTGTGCCACCATTCATAGAAGGATTCAGTGATAAGTTTCAACCGTTCTTTTGCATCCTCGTTTGATACCTTCATGCCAAGCTGTTTTCTTAGTTCCCGGTTCTCATGGTTGAGTGAGCGTATCTCCTGGATGTATTCATTGTACTTTTTATTCAGGCTGTCTTCATATCCAAGTTCGTTCAGGATGTCTATTGCATTCTTATGAAACAATTCAAGCAATGCTTCTTTTGTACCCTCTTTCAGGCTCCCTTCTTTTAGCATGTAAAGCAATAAAGAGATTTTTTCGTTTATTTTCTTCTGTTTCTCTGTCAGCTTTTCGTAAAGCATTCCGTCCGGATCAAGAACTTGAGTATTATCATCGTTCTTTTTAAAGTTTATTTTTCTTTCTTCCATGGTTTTTTCGTTTTAAATGTTTTCGGCCAGCAAGTCTGCTATGTCATCAAGTCTTATCAATTCGCTTTCCTCGCATGAATTTATGCAAAGAACAATGAGTCTGTTTATCTTTACTTTTCTATTCATTACTACATCCAGCTTTGTTTTTCCTCTATTTGCATGGATTAAACCCAAATATTCATTTACCGTTTCTTTCAGTTCCTCAGATGGGTTCTGTTCCGAAGATTTGGCAAATTGAATCATCAGTCTGACAGATTCTTCTTCACTTTCTTCCAATTCACGTTTTTCTATGTAGCCATAAGTCCCGCTTTCATCCAGCATAAAGGATTCCAGATCGGCGTATTCTTCACACTCGTATTTTGACTGTACTACGTTTACAATATCCAGTGCTTCCTGTGCATCATCTCTTTTGCCTAAATCTATATATTTCTCGCATTCCTGAGCGAAAATGTCTCGTATATATACAAGCTGGTCTTCTGTAAATTCTTTTTTCATAATTTATTGGTTTTATTCGGTATCTAAAATGTCATAGGTCTTATTATCTCCCTGATAGTCATCCAGCGGACACCAGTCTGGGATTTCTATTTGTACATCAAGAAATTTGGTTACGTCGTTTCGTTTTACCACCCTATTCATGGGTGAACATAGAATAATATATCCAAAACTAGCGCCTTCCTGGTTGTATTTCCGGTGGAAAACGCATTCTTCGCAATGCGAAACAATTGTGCTGATTTTCTTATTTTTTGCCATAGGTTTTTAGTTTCTATATCTCACCAAAGGTGCCTCCCATTGTGAATCACGTGGCTTTTCTTCTTTAAGCCCGTAAATTTCGTTCTTTCCGGTGTAGCAATCAAGCGGGCACCATTCCGGGATAAAGTTACTCATATTTATCTTATCTGTGTGATAAATATAATCATCACTAATGATTATTTGTTCTTTTTCTTTGCATACAAGCACTGAACCGGTTGAGCCTTGAGAAGAGTCGTACCTTTTTGAGTGCGGACACTTCAGGCAGTCGGTAATAACTGCACTTATTCTGGGTTTAACTTTATTGTCCATACTACTTATTTTTATTCCGGTAGTGGGTTATCAAATATTTCTTTCAGCTTATTCATTGATTCCTGAATACATTTTTCAAGGTTTTCCGTGTAGTGGTCATCATTTATCGGATTGGGGATAAATGTTGTTTCTACTCCGTAACGACCTATGTCAAGAGGGAGAGGGAAAAACGCAACAGTATCTACTGTCGTTCCCGGGATTAAATTGACGGTAATGCTTACGCCTTTAATGTCTTTCACCATCGTAAACCAGACGCTATGATTCTTACACGTTGCGAGGTCCTTTATCAGTCCTTTCTCTTCCAGTGGTTTCAGATATTTCGTAATGTATAAATCGGTGTTTACTGATTTTCTGTTTAGTTCATCATTAATGGATTTATTTGCAGCCATCAGTCTTTGATAAATAAACCTCCGTTCTGGTGATCTAAATGTTTCCTCTACTGACACATCGGACTTAAAAAATGTGATATGGTCTTCATCCGCCTCTGTTTCGATAATGACTTTCATTGAGTTTTCTCGTGACGGCTCATTCAGTCTGAACATGATTCGGCATCTGCATGGAATAACCCGCAAGTCTGTGATAATCCCTTTCTCTTCCAGCGGTTTCAGGTATTCAGACACATATTTTTCTATTGAATAATCGTTTGCGGTCATAGGCTTATTTCTATTTGATAAATTGTTCTTTTATATACTTTATTCCTTGAAGGATATATTGTTCAATTGTCTCTGTGTAATGCGGGTCGTTCTTCGGGTTTAGAAGTCCGGCCCTGTACAATGGCCTGTATTTGCAAAATCCAGTAGTGGGATAAAAGAATACGCAGTCTTCATTTTTACCTGGTTTTAAATGCGCGGATATTTCTTTCCCATTTATGTTTTCTACCAGCGTAAACCAAATATCTCTCTCACAGTCTTCATGAACGTCCTTTATAAGACCTTTTTCTTTTAGCGGTTTTAAGTATTTGGTGATATATTCATTTCCTTCCTCAAGAACAACTCGATAGCTCTTTTCATCATACTGTTTCACCCATTTCATTTCACCTTCTAACCGTTCTTTAGCATCTGTAATGAAATAGAGTATATTTTTTAGTTCATCGTATGAAACCTGGTAACTAATCGCAGAAAAGAACAAAGTAAACTTGATTGTGTTTGAGTTGTCTTTTTTGTTTATTTCTGCTTTTATTGGAAGTCCTTTTATCAGCTCCTTCAATTGGAAACGTATCCTATTCAGATTAGGGTAAATTCGTATTCTGTATATGGTTCCTTTCTCTTCCAGCGGTTTCAGGTATTCAGACACACATTTTTCTATTGAGTAATCGTTTGCGGTCATGGTAAATATGTTATTCCAGTAGTTTTTTAATCTTTGCTACGAGTTTTGACCAGGCTTTTTGACAGATTTTGGAAATTCCTTTTTGATTTATTTTTTCGTCATAATCGCCTGTATTAATGTTGTAAAAACTATTCAAATTATTAAAATCTATTCTGTTTTTTGCATAAGTCACGCAACCCTGAAAGGACTGCTGTACCTTATCGGACGCAACAACCGCCCGCTACCGGTTATCTGACTGATACAATCAGACTCACCGACTACTTTTCTTAAAATGTTTACTGCTCCATTTACATCGGCATTGATGTATCTGCCTGTAGAAGAACGGAACAGTCCACGTTTTACTCTCTTTCCGAGATACGACTCATGTTTCCCGATTTCTTCCTTTGCAAGCGCATCACACTTTGATGTATAGGATTCTTCATTTTCCACGAACCGTATTCCAGCCATTCCACATTTATATTTCAGATAGGAAGCCAGTCTCGCAAACGGAATCTGCACGAACTTCTGATTGTTGCGCTTTCCGATGTTTACCGACTGTTTCCAGCCGGTGTTGTAGTCTACAACTAAGTTCCCTATTCTGTTTTCTATAAGATGATTCACTATCATGCGACTGTATTTATGAAATGCGTCCTCAAAGTATCTTTCACGATTTTCATAAAGGCCCTGCATACGTTTTGTGGCTTTCTTTATTCCCTGCTTGTCCTTTATGCTTTGCAGTTTGGCAAGCCGACGGTTAAAGTTCCTGTTGTAAGACTTCAGGAACTTGCCGCTATAAAGAAAGCTGCCTTTATCCGTTACCATCGTAGCCAGATTGTCAATGCCTAAATCTATTGAAGCGTATCCGGACTTGTCTAAATCTGTATCTTTAACCTCTTGACGATAAACTATTTCAACTTTCAGTTTCTTGCCGGAAGGGAGTATCCTCACATGCTGAAAGTTCTGAATACGTTCCTTATACTTCCCCCATTGAGGAATAGGGATAATAAGGTCTTTTGCAAGACAGATTATTCCATTCTTGATTCTTGCCGACTGATTAGGATAATACAGATTAAACAAACCGCCGCGCTTTCTGAAAGAAGGAAGCTGCGGCATAGCCTTGTATTTAGCAGGGTACGCCTTAAAGTCTTTTATAGCCTTGCAATATGCTTTTATATTCTTGTCCAACACCTTTAGTATTTGTTGCGATACTTGGGCCTTCAGAAGTTTATAATTTATCTCTCCCTCAAGGTTAGGCGTAGTCTTCATCAGCTTATCCATATCGGCATACCACAGCCATTTGTTCTCATTCTTGAGAGTCTGACGGAACAGGTATAAAGCCTGATTGTAGAGGTTGTTTGAAACCTTGCACAAGTTTACAAGATGTTCTGTTTGCGGTATGTAAAAGCTATAAATCAAGTTCATTTTTCAAGTCCTCCTTTATCAGTTCCATTTTCTTTTTCCGTCTTCTTGAATACATCTTCATAGCAAAGCAGTGAAGCATTGATATGATATCGGAAAAGACTTCCTTTTCATCGTCCTCGGTGGTGGATTCGATTTTGTTGATTACAATAATCTTGCAGTTGTACTCCAAAAACAGACGTTCAAACATATCAAAGGATATTCTGCTGAAACGGTCTTTGTTCGTAATGTATATGCTGCTTATTCTATAATTCAAGACATCTTCCAGCATCGAGCGGAATTGTTTTCTGTCAAAATTCATTCCGCTTGCTATATCCTTATACACTTTATCTACTTTCACCCCATTCGCATTACAATAGTTTATAAGAGTTTCTGCCTGATTCTCAAGGTCTCTTTTCTGTTTAGGAGTTGAAACTCTCGCATAAACCACATTCACACGATTTTCAGAAAGTCCGGCTTTTCGATATACATCTTCTTCGTTGTAGTCGTACTGCTTGTTTGTCTGCATCACTACACGTATATCGCCATTCTTTACATATTTGACAAGCGTTTGCCTGCTAATATTTAATATCTTTAATACCTTTGATGATTTCATATCACAAATATAGTCTTATAATATGAAATATCAAATATATTATTGAATAGTTTTAATGTTTTTCTGTACTATATCACAGCAAGCGCACTAATCTGTTTTACCTTTCGGAAACGATAAATGTCAGTTCTAACTAAATAGTGCAAATATCCGGATAGAATAAGCCATACGGTAAGCAATATAATCCCAATAATCATGGTTTATCTTTTAAGTATTCCGTGTTCAGGTGATTATTATGTATAAGCCATTCAATTGTGCAAATAACGGCATCGAATTTTACATCGTATCCAAGTTCCTCGTAAGAAATGAACCAATATTGCCCGTCGCTATGCATATCAAAATCGGCATTTGGCCTGTGTCTCTGTTTTATTGACTTTGGGATAAGCTCCAGAAGTCGGTCAAGACTCCATGCAGGAACATCTTTTCCCCAAAGGCAGTCGAATATTTCCTCTCCAGTCATCAGGGTACCGTCCGGGTGTTTATGGAAAGGGCTTTCCAGTTTTGCTATTCTTTCCGGTGTCCAATACTTCCCTCTCAATGTGGGAGGTTTTGTTTGAAGTTCCCATTCCCATGATTTTACCCGGCTGTTGGTGTGGTGATACACCATGTCGGCCGTTTCCGGTTTCAGTCCCAGCGAAAGAAGTATTTCCGACTGGTCGCGTGTAGTTGCTATTTGTGATTTGAAGTCCATATATTATTCCTCCACTTTTACAAAGATTACTTCTGTTTTATCTTCACGCTTTAATGCGGAACATTCACCAATTACTTGTTTGAACACGCGGCAATCACTTGTTAGACCGCCTATGAAACAATGGCAGCATGCGATTACACCTTTTGGTGGTTTCTCTGCTTTCAGCCTTACAAATCCAATCTGAAAGGTTTCTCCTATCTTAAATTCTTTTTTTGGCATATTTCAATCCTCGTCTTTAGGGAATAAGTCCTCAATATTCTCACTGGTATAATAGCTTAGCACATCTTCAAAATGGGAAATGCAAATACCGGTATTTTGTGCCACACAGTCTACATAAGTTTCAAAATCTACTTTCAATATGTCATCAAACACCTCCCGGCAATTGGAATAGTCTATCCACACCATAAGACCGTAATTTTCTTGCCATTCATGGGTGTCTACAAGTTCTTGTAGCCTTTTTAATTTCTTAAAATCCATATCCTATTTATTTTCATTGTTCTTTAATCGAATTTGTTCCTGAAGCTGTTCAGCATTCTTTTTCTGAAAGTTCGGACACTGATATACATCTCCAAACGCAATTAGTACCATGACAGGGAATAGCATCCCATGCTGGCAACTTCTTCCAAATGCGTCAGCAAATGTGCAGTCTTCGCACCGCCCGTTTACGTCATACGCTGCCATATTATTTTTCTTTTTTATCGTTTTGTATTTCAGATAATTTATTAATCACTAGGTATGTAAGCATAAATTCTATAAAAAGAATGTCGTAATCCAAACCGGAGAAATAGCTCATTGCAATAACGAAAGCCACAAGACCTACAAAAATTGCAGTAGCAATAAAATACTCTTTCATCATTAATACCTGAATTTACCGAACTGAATAACTGCCATCGGCTTGCTGAAATCATAACCCCGGAACCACTCTTTCCAGTCGTCTGCCGACAGACCATCGTTGGCCGCAAGTTCTTTCAGTTCCGGATATTTACCGTCGATGTCGAAAAAATTGAAAGAGGCACATCCGTCGCGATCCAGCTGGAAGGTAAGTTTCTGAATACCTGTTCCAGATTCCGCAGTCAGACAGCCTATTGTTATTTGTCTGCTGAAATACGGACGGGCTTCCCACTGACGGACGGAGATAACCGCTTCACCTTGCTGCACCTCGTGTATGCGTTTTGCCCAAAGCGGGAAGTTGGCCCGGATGGTGTGTCGTTTTTCGCCGGAAAGGAATTTCTTACGGAATCCGGTAGGGTTTCCCGACCGGGGATGTTTGGTCGGGAAAGATTGCGAAAGCATGAGCACGTAAGTCTTTTTCATAACTTTTTTAGATTTCATGTTCATCGTTTTATTACATTTTACCTACCGCAAAAATAACAATTTTAAACTGAAATCACATCAAAATTATTTCTAAATTTCATAAAACCTCCGAATTTTCGTTTTTGTCCTTCAAACTACCGAATCAGACCGCTAACTTTGAGGAAAAACACAAAGACTATGTTAGTAACGAAAACCGAAGAAATCAGGGCATACGTGCCCACCAGCGTGTACAGCGGCGACCAGTCACTTCTCACAATCATGGAAGAGACAGAAGAGAACATTCTTGTGCCGATACTTGGGCGTAAACTCTACGAAAAGGTATGCGGAGAATACGATAAGGCTATGGAAGAGTATGGCGGAGTGACGGCGGCCTACGTGGAAAAAGAAAACCTTACACCCGAAATCCGTCTGATACGTGCCTGCCAGCTTCCGGTGGTCTACTTGTCGCTGGCCAACAGCACCGGCATTCTCACGGTGAGTCTGAACGACGGGGGTGGACTGAATCAGGTGTACACCGACGGGTACGACAAGGCCGACGAGAAATCCGTGAGCCGGTTTGAGCGCGATGCGTATTTTAAGGGCCGTCGCGGAGTGGACCGTCTGCTGGTATTCCTGGAAGAGGATGCGTGCAGTCAGGCTCCCGTGTTTGCCGATTTGTGGCGCGAAAGCCGGTATTTCTACCTGCAGGGCGACTTGCTTTTTACTACCGCTATCGAGATGAACCGTTTTCTGGACATTAACGAAAGCCGGGAGAAATTCATCTCAATGTTGCCTGACATACGCTATTGCCAGAGCGCTTACATAGAGCCGGAGATAGGGGAGGAGCTGACCGATGCGCTGGTGAAATGGTGCACGCGCTCGCTAAAGTCCGACCTTTTCACGGGCGAAGACAAGGATGCCATAAATGCGGTGTGGCAGAAGGCGGTGGACTGTCTTCGCATGGCGCTGGCACTCTACATCGAGTCGCGCCGTCCGGAAAAACAGCGCAAGTACAGCGAAAACGAGGCAGCTTATTCCATGACAAAGGCCCGCAAATTTATCTCCAACCATCAGGATTCTTTCGGAGAGTTTATCAAGGATTCTCCGCTGTATGTGCCGCCGCTCACTGAAACAACCGGACCGGACAAGCAGCCCATATTCGATTATGACAACCAGGACAACGCCATCTTCGTCATGCGTCCGCAAGCCTTCACCAGGCACTGATTTTTTGTCCTTCATTCCCAGTTTTCATATACCTAACTTTGGAGTATAAAGAAACGACAAATGGATACGACAAACTACCAGATACATCTTCCGGCACTTCCCGACAGTTGGAACCGGCTGTCTACCGAAGAGCTGGAAGAGGTGAACAGACTTTACAAGCGTAAGGAGGCTATGGCTGCGGCAGGCGACGAGGAACGTGCCGACCGCCTTTTCAAGCTGAAGTGCTTCATGCTTTTTCTCGGACTGAAAATCGTGCGGCGCACCGTGACCGATGAAAATGGTGAAACGGTGTTTCTCTTCCGGCGCAAAGGGATTCGCCACCTGTTTGAGCGCATTCCCATGCGGGCATGGCAGGTGGACCAGTGGATTGACCAGAAACTCGGTTTCCTGGACAATCCTTTTGCACGCACCGTCACTCCCTACGGAATTATCCGCCTTCGTATGGGGGCCCTTCGTCTGAAAGCACCGAAAGATGTGATGTCCGATGTCAGCTTTGCGCAGTACCAGTCCGCACAGAATCTGCTTATCATGTACTGGGATGCACAGAAGGTTCTACAGACGCTTGTAAGGCGAAAATCGACCCATGCCGCCATCCGGATGCAGTTGCGCCGCATGAAGCAGGCACGATGCCGGTTTCTGGCCACGCTGTTTAATGAATCCGTGCGCGAGACGGGAGAGATACGCGAAGGACGCTACCAGCGCAAGTGTAAGCGCCGCGTGTGGTCGTTCAACTCCGGGCAGATACAGAAAAACGCCCGCTGGTTTAGCATGGTAGAAGCCCGCATGTTCCCCGTCATGGTGCAGTATTTTCAGAGCGTGCAGGAAGCCTACGCACGCATGTATCCGGAGCTGTTCACGCCTAACGGGAAAAAGAACGGACGGCAGAACCCCATCAAGATAGAGGTGGAAATGATTAACAACATCATGAAGTATCAGGGATTCAGTGACTACGACGCAGTGTACGACAGCGAGGCGGTCCGCATCCTGGGAATTATGAATGCCATGGCCAAGGAAGCCAAGGAAATTGAGAAAATGAATCAGAAATACAGAAAAGGGAAATGATAACCGATTACCAGAGTAACGCATACCGAATTTCTTACCAGGGCGTGTCCATGACAGAAAATGCACTGGGAAACCCCAACCTGATTCAGGTGGGGGTAGTCCCGGGCTGTACCATCATGGTTGCTCCGCAGAAAAGCTACGGCATAGATTATCTGCCCAACGGAGAATACCGAAGCTGGACGCTGACGGGATACAACACCCGTCTGAACCGCACGGAGGCACACTACATCTATGCCCGTCTGGAACGTGGTTCTGACGATGCCATGGTGCTGTTTTCCGTGAACGACTATGCTACTGACGGAAGCATCGGCGGAGAGAATCCCAGCGAAGATTTCTATTACATACGTATCGGAAGCATTACCGCCACCGACAGTCTGGAAGCTGCCACCCTCGACCGTGAAATTACACTGGACTACGGTAAGCTTTTTACTCCTGAAGGTAATGACCAGGATGCAGCCGGATGGAAGGAACTGTTTGAAGTGACAGCCGATGACCTTATCCGTCCGCTGAAACGCTTCACTTCCTACATAGTTCAAGGCACGCTTTCCATTATCGGCAAGCTGGTTATCAACGACAAGCAGATTTCTGATGTGGCACGCCAGGGAGATGATGGTAATTTTGTAGAAAGCGATGAAAATTTGCCCACAACAAAACTGTTGATGGGTAAATATCTTGATGAACTTAGGAAAAGACTTTTAAGTAAAGACCGTGAGGACCAGACAGAATTTCTTCTCAAGTTTGGCGAGTTTATTGACAGCATGATTGCCGGCAAGGGTGCTGGTATATTCCCCGACGGTCGTGGGCAGTTCTCAAGGCTGGAGGTACGTGATGCACTTGTTGTAATGCGGCTTATCATAAATGAGATTCAGGCGATGGCAGGTGATTTCTCTTTCAGCGATGCAGGATGTATCGAAAAGGTGGAAGACCTGGGAGACGACACTTACAAATTGTGGATGGAGAAGCGTACAGAATATGATGTGACAAATTTTACTGAAAACGACATAATGTATTCCATCATCAATAATCTGCTGACTGGAGGCACGGATTATTACACAAGCTGGTTCCGCTGTCTGACAAAGAACGTCAACGACAACACGCTAACGGTAGTGCTCTATCCTGATTCAGAAGTACCTGGAGGGAAAAACTATCCTCCGGTGGCCGGATACAACGTCACTCGACGTGGTAACTCTGTATTGCCAGACGAAGGAGAAGTGAACGAGCGTGCGCAGAGCTGGCTGCTCTCCAGCCGAGAAGGGCGCATCATGTTCCTCGCCAATGTCTACAAGCCTATATTGGAAGATTACAACTACGCCATCAGTATCGGTAAATTCCCTAATATTAAAGCTTTGGATAATCTTCCGGTCACTACAGAAGACGTGGGTGTGATGGCCAAGACTATCGTCTGCGAACGGCTATATCAATATGATTATAACGGTGATGTCATATCTAACAAGGTGGACCGCGGCGAATGGTCGCTCACAGTGGCGCAGTCAGAGCAGCCTTATCGCTTTATTCAACACGATAGACTTTATCCGGACGGACAGCACACGTTTACGGAACTGGAGCAGCACACCGTCTATCATTACGGATGCAAGTGGGGTTGCTTGGTAGACAAGACGGAAGATGAACCTGTATGGAACTCCCCTTCGTGGTCTTTACTTGAGGGCGACAAGAATTATCATCTTGACTTCGAAAGTTCGAATGGATGGCAGTTCTTCATTCAGCAGGTCAATACAGACATTACTGCAGTAGTAAGTTATGGTAACAGAAATATAACTAACGTTCTCATGGCTACAGATGGAGTGGAGGTAGAATGGCTTCGTGACACAGGAAACATACCATCAGATAACAGTTGGAAACCTACATACGTTGACGGTCAGAAGCATGTCATACATCTATCCGTAGCCGATATGGGTAGTGGTTGGGGAAGTGAGTATCGGAAGATAAGTTTCATCTGTAGGGTATTTATACCTGTAGGAGAAAATTTTGAAACAGTGGAAAACAAAATTAACATCAAAATATAGATTATGAAAGAAGTCTTTGTAAGGTATTCGATTCATGAATGTATTGGGAAAGTGGCTAATGGAACTTTATCCAGAGAAATGCATATTTCCGATATAATTGATATAGAAGAAGATAAAGTAGACGATTTGCAATACATTAAAGATAAGCTATCAGAAATGTATGGTTTTTTTACATATCAGATAGAAATTAAATATATAAAATATGGGAATAGTAACTAAGCATAAAGATATATCGGTACATATAGATCCTATATCGTTTACAGCCGATATTGAGGTTTTAAGTGGAAACATTGCTCAGACTTACAACAATGATAGTAAGGAATATGAGCCTGACCGAAGCGTTGTTCCGTGTATATTAATGCCTTATGTAGTCGTGTCTGACCCCGAAGGGCAAATGAACGGTAAACGTTCTATCACAGGTGTTGAATGGTATGAAGGTGCTCCTAAGAAAGATGGTAGTAATAGAATTACAAACGGAGATGATTATGTAATATCTGACACAGACACTCCTACATATTCTCTTAAGGTAAAAAAGAATGTAGAGCCGAATAAACCTTTACAAATTACTGCAATTTTTACAGTTACAGATACTCGTAAAAATACAGAGATTAAATTTGAAAGAAGTGTAAATCTTTATACAGCTTTAAATGACATATCTAATTATGCTCTGTCTATTGACGCGCCTAAATCCTGGACGATTGATCCGTTGCGTGAAGTTGCTGACAGTAATGGCAAATGGTTGCATACTATTACTGCACAACTGACTAGCGAACTTCAAAAAATAGCGGATGAAAATGCAGCATATTGGTGGCAGATAAATGAAAATAATAGTGGTTGGAGAGATATTACACAAGATGAACTTGATATATATATATCAGGTAAAGATTCAGAAGGTAATTGGACTAAAGCCTTAACTTTTGATGCGAGATTTATAAGAAATACAGCTTTTCGATGCTTGTCTAGATTCTATAATGGCGAAAGACCTACATCTTCCGATTCGACTTTATCAGCTGTGTCAGTAATTAATGTACAGATGCCAAAATCTCTTAATGTTCAGATACGTCAGTTAAGCGGCAGCAAGATTAATGCAACAATGACTACTTCTGTAAAGTTTGAGTGCGTGATAACGGATAATAAACAGATTATTGGTACGGATAAGGATAAATTTTTTACTATTATTTGGAAAGCCCATTCAGGAAAGGCTGGAGTAACAGACAAAGAGATAGGAAGGGGTAGAACAATAACTTTTATTCCTTCATCTTTGGGCTTTGATAAGAATTACGGAATAAGCATATACGCAGAAGTTAAATTATATGCAGTCACTGCATTGGTGTTGAGAAACGGTAAATTAATGTTAAAGAATAACAAGGCTGTAACAGCCGCAAAATATGAATAGGTTATGGGATATTTATTAGTAACTCCCGATGTGTTAGACGCAAAGGGTATAAAGTATTACGAGCGAATACCCGATGGGCGTGGTATTGTGGATTTTACAATGATTAGAGTAATAGGTAGTGTGGAAAACGTGCAGATTGTTGGTTCAAAAAAAGAGCTTGACAAACTAATATTAGAACAGAAAGAATCAGGCATGTTTGACAAGCCGACAATACTTCCTGAATTAGGAGGAGAGTTGGTTACAGATGAGACAACTGTTGATAAAGGATTTGCTGTTAATCCAGATGCAGGTAGTACGGATAAAGGAGTCGAAGATGCTGTAATTGTTGAAAATAATAACACTGTTGAAAAGGAGGTGTAAAATGTCGAATAAAGTAGAAGCAGGGTTTACACTCATCGGATTGATGGATGGTACGACTTTAAATGGATTTTTGAGAGTTGAAGGGAATCCGTTAGTACAGAGGTATAACAAGGGTACAAATGTATTTGTGCCAGATTTTGAAGCATCAGGTTTTCCAGAAGCTAATCTACCTGTTGCGGTTGTAATAATACGCGATACAGCAGATGGAGATGTTATGATACCAACGGCAGGAAGTATAGTATGGAAATACAATGGTGTTGAATTGGAATTTGGTGACGATGATTTATGTACAACCGATGGGCTTGAGGGCGTTTTCAAGAAAATTGACAGTCGTAGCACTATAATTAACGGACAGTCATATAATTTGCCGGCTCTACAAGTCCGTAAAAACCTTGTGCCGATATCGGGATATGATAATGATCGTTTATCAGTTAGCGGTGCAGTTGAAGTAAGTGGTAATTCGGTCGCTTTTTCTGATATAAGCAAAGAAGTAATTATTCAGGAAACTACTGGAAACGCATATCGCATGTCTATCACAGATGATAAAGGCTTTTATCTTGTAACAGAAAATGATTCTCTTACAGCTAAATGTAATATTTATAAAGACGGAAATGAATTGTCTGACTATAATGGAATTACTTTTAAATGGGAGAAACTTCTTGGAAGTGGCAATGTTACTATGGGAACTTCACGTACTCAAGTGGTTGCAAACGCAGACGTTGATAACGTGCTTCTCTTGCGGTGCACTGCTACTATAAGTGGAGAAACAATATCTGAAACTGTTACTATTACTGACGTATCAGACCCTTATGAAGTCTATTTCGATATTACAGGAATTACAGGTAATGCAATTCGTGCAAATGAAACAGCGGTAATTGCGCCTAAAGCTAGGAAACGCTCTGACATTAGTCAAGTCGCATCAGTGTCTTCCTGGTCTTGGAATATTAGAGATAATGCTGGAAACGCATTTACCTTGACAGGGAAAGAGTCTGCAACATTTAACGCTGCTACAGCTAGTATATCCTATGCAGACATTAAGCGTGCAGGTATGGGAATCAGTGGTAGTGTAAGCGCAACAATAGGATAAAGAATTATGATTGCATCAGGTAGTTTTTCTTTAATCGGAATGCAAGATACTATAGTATATGAATCTTGCTATAAAAGGACAGAACATAACGTGAAACCATCTACTCCTGTTTCAATAGGAGTAGAAATACCTGAAGGATGGAGTGCTACAATGCTTGATGTATCAGCATCATTTCCTTATTTGTGGGAAAGTCAAAGGGCAAGAACAGAAATGTATTCGTCGAATGACATTTCTAATGCTGTTTTGGTGTATGCAGGTTATAGAATTAGCAATACGGGAAATAAAATTTCGGATGCGAATTACAAGTATAGCGATAATATAAAACTCTCTAAAGGTCAGGTTATAGAGGTAAATACAGCGGGAAGCTCTGTATCGGTTATTTCATTGTCTAATGGAAGCACGGCGAGTTTTACCCCTGTTAAAACTTTAAATAGCACCGTTCCACAAGTGTCTACCTACACAGCGGATGAAGATTGCAATGTCGTAGTTTGTGTTAAGACTACTTCTGCATACAGTGTTAAGATATACACTGCAAGTTACGGTGCATGGTCTACTCCAACCTTAAAAAACAGCTGGGGTAAACAAGGTGCAAAACTGCGAATGAGAACATGGGCAGAGGGTGTGGAGTATTTGCAAGGAGCAGATGGAGAAGAGTTTTACGACGTTGTTGTATATAATAATAAATTATATCTATGCACCAAAACTCATACCTCTGACTCTAACAACAACCCTTCATCTTCTATATCAGGATATTTGGGTTTTTGGGAATCTGCTCAAGAATGGACTTTTATCGCAACAAAGTTACTATTAGCTGAGAAGATTAACGCAGAACAGATTAATGCAGATGGAATTAAAGCTAAAAATGTAGATATCGAAGGAAAGATTACTGCAACTTCTGGAATTCTTGGAGGATTTACAGTCACTCAATCAGCAATAGGCTCTACCGATGTTGGTGATAGTTTATTACTTATGAGAAATGGTATATCATTTAACAATAAAAAAAAGACGGCTGGGATTGGTGATACCTTACCTGGATCTACAGGAATTGTATCCAAAGTTGCTGGTATATTTACGACAACTTTAGATAAATACGACTTACATTCAGAAGGTATTGGGACATTAATTGTACAATCTAAAGGAGGTGTATCACATACTGCGTTAAGTATAGTAACTGAAGGACGTGATTATGATACAGCGATTGATTTTCGTGGTAAAATTAACACTCATGGTAGTGAGTTAGGCGGATCTTTTGGTGATTACGGCCTGACTACAGCAGTTGGATTTCAGCATGTATGGGACCCCTCGGCTGGTAGATTTAGACTGGGAGATTTGTTTTTTGTAAATGGAATATTAACCGGTGTCAGATGGCACGATAATTAATAAAAATTTTAAATTAGAAAGATTATGGAAACAATAGATTTTAATGAAGTAATAAGAGATCCGGAAACTATATCAGTTGTGGGAGGACTATTACCTGTAACAGGATATAATAAAAATGGAATAGTATCAAGTAAATTATCCGTTTATTTGCCCAATTATACTGTTAATAATAATGCAGAAAAAGAGAAGTACATAAAAATATTGAGGTTGACATCAGGTATAGTTTGTTTATACTTATCCATTTATTCAACACGAGTCGATTCAAATTTTTCTCATGTGGAAGTTGAAATATATAGACATAGCACATCTGATTCTATAATAAAGGGGGCATACCAAGTTTTGTCTGAGTATTCAGAAACATATACGCCAAAATTTTATATAGACAAACAAAATAATGACTTGTATATGTCTTTAAGAGAATATATGTCGTCAACAATTTTTATTAGGGCTATGGAAGGAGCTGTATCTGGTATATTATTTGATTGCGCGACTGAAACAGAAACGATAGATGGCTTTACTTTATTGACGAGTAAATTCCAATGATTTAATAAATTACGTAAAGGCATTGAGTATGTTATGCCTTTACGTAAAGGATTTTTTGGATAGAAATAACTTATTCTATTGAATCTATAATTGTATATCCAATATCTGTTTTAGAATCTCCGTAAAGTTTTATCTTAAATTCTCTGAGAGCAACACCTTCGCACTTAAAAAAAAGAGAAGTATCACCACTTTGTCCGCCGAGAAACCGTCGTTTTTTTGTCCTTCATTCTCCAATGTGCTCTTCGTAACTTTGTATTGCAACAAAAACCAAATGTTTAACTAAAAACGACGACAAGATGAAAAAGATGATTTTAATGTTTGCACTGCTGATTTCTGCAGTGACCGTTTTCGCACAGGGAGCTGTAACCTCTGAACCTTCTACTGCCGGATTCGTAATCGACCTGGGCACGTTTACCGGAATCGTAGCACTTATTTCGGCTATCGTGACGCAGATTCTGAAAGTAATTCCTGCCATTTCAGGAAGCAAGCTCGCAAAAATCGGTGTGAGCGTGGCGGTAGGTATGGTGGTTTGCGTGCTGGCATGGGCGCTTCAGCTTACTCCTCTGCTCGAAGGATACCAATGGTGGGGAACGCTTATTTACGGACTGGCTGCCGGACTTAGTGGATGCGGTTTCTACGATGTGGTAAAAGCTATTGCCGCTCTTTTTGAAAAAAATACGCCTGAAATGGAATAACGGGAAATCGGAAGGAGGCACGGAATGGACGCAGAAATGGTGACGGCCATAAGCGCAGCTGTAGTTTCCGTGGGTACCTTGATTTTTACTCAGTACAACAAAATGACGCAGAAGTATCGTGACAAGATGAACGATATGAAGTTGGAACGGTACAAGCAGGAAACCGAACGTCTTAGCTTCAAGCGAAGCGAGAACACGGCAAAGGTATTCGGTGAGCTGTGGAAGGTGCTCTACGAGACAAAGGCCGACAGGGTGTACATCATACAGCCGCACCCGCTGGGTAACGCAGCCTTCCTTTCCATCTATTTCGAAGTGAAACGCAAGGGGGTGTCGGGCATGAAAGACAACGTGCAGCGGCTCCCTATGAGCGAAATGGCAGTATTCAGCAGAGGTCTGGCCGAAAACCTTTTTCTCTGCTATACGGATATAGACTCTCAAGTGAAGGACAAGATGGCCAAATCCCTGTTTATAACCAATGGCTGTCGCGCCGTAGCCATAAAGAGGCTGAACAGCGCATCAGACTGGGTAGGAAATATCTTCTGCGAATTTACAGACGAAATGTTGGTAAGTGAGGAGCAGATACACAAGGTGCTGCACGATGCAGCAGTGAACATACAGTTCATTCTTCCGGAATACCGGGAGAATCCCTATAAATAGAGTTACAAACCAAAAACACAACACAAACAATGGACGAAATCAGTTTTAAGAAGGGAGCTGAAGGCTATGTGGCCGAATATACTTCCGAAGGACGTACAATGGTGCAGATTCAGGGTGTGAAAAGCGGAAGGCTTTCAATCTCCCGGTTTATTGACACCATGGAACCCGTCGCAATGGATACGGTGAATTTCACAAATTCAGTAATTGAAATCAATGTACCTGCCGGCATGAAGGTACGGCTTCTGAGCGATGTGGAGGTGAAAAAAGTCAAGGCATTGGTCATCAAGGATACCGCAGCAGCCGGTGGTGGCGGAGGAGGTGAAAGCTATGTGCTCCCGAAAGCCAGCGACTCTGCTTTGGGAGGAATCCAGACCGGATTTTCAGAAAGCGGAAAGAACTATGCTGTAAGAGTAGACGGAGCAGGTAAAGCGTATGTCACGGTAAACTGGACAGACACCACATATACCAATGCTACAACAGCAAAGCCCGGAATTGTAAAGCAGGGTGCCCATGTAACAGATGCTACAGGTTCGGAAGATGCACATACCGTACTGAACAAGCTGATTGACGAGCTTGAAAAGGCCGGGGTTCTGGCTTCTGCATAACCACAGTCACAACACACAAACTAAACTAGACACGACATGAGAATCTGGATTGATAACGGTCATGGTGCAGACACCAATGGGAAGCAGTCGCCCGACGGACGGTTGCGTGAATATGCCTATGCACGCGACATTGCACGCCGCGTGGTGGATGCGCTGAAGAAGAAAGGGCTCGACGCGCAGCTGCTCGTTCCGGAAGAGGAAGACATTTCGCTTCAGGAACGGTGCGCACGCGCCAACCGGGTGAAAGACAGCATCCTGGTATCCGTCCATTGTAACGCTGCCAGAAGCGGCACGCAGTGGATGACCGCACGCGGATGGGAGGCATGGACCAGCGTAGGTCAGACCAAGGCCGACAAACTGGCCGAATGTCTGTATCAGAGTGCGGAGCAGGTGCTGAAAGGCATGAAGATTCGCAAGGACACCGCCGACGGCGACAGCGACAAGGAAAGCGGTTTCTATATTCTGAAGCACACCGTATGCCCGGCCGTGCTGACGGAAAACCTTTTCCAGGACAATCGCGAAGATGTGGACTTCCTTCTGTCGGATGAAGGTCGCCAGAAGATTGTCACGCTGCATGTGCAGGGAATCTGTAAATACCTGGGCGTATGAAACAGCTTCCGTGGATACTGGTAGGCTTGCTGTCGGCCGCGCTCCTCTTTTCGCTTTTCTTCCGTGGATGCGCGTCGCCGCAGTCTGGTCAGGGTGATACCGTATGGCTTCCCGTCAGGGTAGATACGATACGCGACACGGCAGTTGCTCCTCCCGTGTCAGAACGTCCCGCAGGAACAGACACCGCACGCCTTCCGGTATATCGTCCGCAGAAACTGTCCGGACCAGCTTCCATCCCGGACAGCATAGCGGATACGGTTACGGTTGTTTCTGATTCGCTTTCTACAGGGAAAGACAGCGTGGACGTGATTATTCCTCTCACAGAGAAGGAATACCGCACGGACGACTACCGGATAGTCATTTCAGGGTATCGCCCGCAACTGGTGTCGGCAGAGTTTTACCGACGCACACAGACGGGGGTGGTAAATGCACCGGCACCGAAAAAAAAGAGGTGGGGGATAGGACTGAGCGCCGGATACGGGATAGGGCTTTCAGGGAAGACAGAACCGTTTCTGGGCGTTACGCTTAATTACAACCTGCTGCAATGGTAGCGGCAGGTTGTTTCTTTAAACACAAGAGAAAAACACAGGGCAGACGTGCCCGATAAACAAAGAAACGATGAGTAAGAGTGAGATTTTTAACACCATCCTCCGCATGGTATCGGAGGAAACGGAAATACCGTCTGCACAGATCCTTTCCGGAAGGAAGGACACAGAAACGGTAGATGCACGCTATCTGCTGGTGCATTTCCTTTTTCAGAGCGGATTGAATCCGTCGTATATCGCTGCACGAATCGGAAAGACGGAGCGTGCCGTCAACCAGATTCATACCAATTTCGACCAGCGTTTCAGCACACAGAAAATATTCAGAATAAGTTGCGAAAGAATCAGGAAGAGGTTAGGAAATAACTCATTCCCAGAGTAATGCTTCGTCCGTACCTTTGTCATGTCGGGAAATAGTTCACGACACAACACAAACACAAAACAGTATGACAATCAAAGGTATGGATGGCCAGAGTTACAACGTAACCGGCCAGGGACAAGGTAATTTTAACACGGTGGGGGCTGCAGCCGGCATCGCATCATTTTTGGGTATCAACGGTGGTAACATCCTGGGTCGCAATGGCTGGGGATGGAACGCAGAAGGCGTATGCTCAGACAACATGCCCGTAAGCCGTTATGAGTTGAACATGGTGGAACAACTGAACGCAAAGGATTCAGAAATCGCTTTGCTGAAGGCTGACAAGTACACTGACCAGAAGATCGTGGAAGCCTATAAGGACTTGCAGGGTCAGATCAAGGAACTTTCAGTGGAAGTTCGCTCCAACAAGGACGCTCAGACCGCTGTCAACATGCAGCAGGCCGTTTACAACGGTACCAACACCGCTGCTCTGCAGTGTATGCAGAACAGCATCGCCGCTTTGCAGGCTATCACTAAGACATACATTCCGTCAAGCAACGTATGTCAGGATGGATGCTGCGGATGTCCGTCTGCCCAGTAACCCCAAACTGGCCCCGGGGGAGGACCGTCCGGTCTTCCCCTTCCTTTTGATTTTCAAGCACTGTAGAAAAAACTCAAACACGCAGAAAAATGACAAACGCACAGATTCTGACCGCTGTCATCCTGAAATGGGGTGAGCCGGTCATTCCGGTTATGATGGGCAATACGCTCAACGGTATTTCTGCCGGCATGCTTCCGGTGGAGAAGTTATTCAAGTCAATCGGACTCGCAGGCCCCGGATGGCAGATTTCCAATGAAATCAATTCGCTGGCATCTTTAGGAGGGACAAAAATGATCCGTCCGTTCCTCGAAAAATTTGTGTCCCGCATTCCGGACGACATGATCCCGGAACTGGCTCACGGATACGTTGACTCTGCCATCCAGCAGGGAAAGCTTTCCATAATCGACGGATTTTTCACCTTCGACCGCAATGACCTGGTGGAACTGAAGAAATACCTGGACTGCAACCTTCCGTATCAGAAACCCGAGGAATATGTGGTGAAGGTTCCGCAGCAGCCCGCACAGCCGTCGCACCCACAACCGCAGCCTGCACCAAAGAATGAAACACGAGAAAAAGAAGAGAAATAAGTGCCGAATACAGGCGGCCTGGTGTCCTGTAAAAGATATATAACACAAACACAACACAACTATGATTCAGTCAATTACTTTGTCTGGAGTTCCGACAGCTACCGCTCAGCCACTGACGGTAAACATCACTAAGAAACTGCGTCAGGCTTATTGCGTGAACAACGGCGTTCAACCTACTGCTACCGTCGTATTCAGTGTAGCAAGCGTCACAAACAACAACACGCAGAACATTGCGCTTATCAACGCAGCTGTAACTCTGACCTACACTCCGAAAAACGGATGTGCAGCAAAGACTATTCAGTGGACCGAACAGTTTACAGTAACCTTCATCGGTGCGGCAAATACAGCCCCTACCAGTGTGGTAGCTACAGCTTTAGTTCCGCAGGTATTCTCTTACAATGAGAACGGTTGCGGTTGCTCTGCTTGCGGCGCACTGATTGCAGTCCCGGTCACGATTACTGCTACCTTTCCCGCTTAACGAAGTTCAGGCAGCCGCGTTTAGCGCTTTCAGTCTGGCATCTGCCGATGAACCCGTAAAAAAGCGAAGGAAAAGGAAAAATGTTTGAGTGGCTTCCCGTCCGCGAGGGCGGGAAGTTTTGAAGAAACTAATTTAAAAATATCGAGATATGGATAGAGAACAAATGATCTCCCGTTACGAGGAGCTGTATGATAAGATGAAGGACAGCAAGGACGTGAAGAATATGAAAATATTCGGCGAAGCTGCTACCTATTATTTCAAGGAAATGGCAAAGATGCATCCGGAAATGGCTATGAGCTGGCTGAGCCACCTCGAAGCAATGTGCTGGGATAATTTTTTGTCGGAAACAGAGGCCGTGAATATCGGTAAAACCATGGTCAACGAAGATGGGTTGAAAGGATTCCACTGGGGGCATGACACTTTCGTGTCTGCCGTGAAACAACTCGGAGGAGTTCCCGAAGAAAAACCTTCGTACAACTCGTATGCACTTTGTGTCACAGCCAACATGATTTACAGTGACATGGCATACAGCATCGCTGAAGACATGGGATACAAGACACCTGCCGAAGTGCCGAATGAAAAGATGGCCCTTTCATGCTACAAGAAAGCTGTGGCCTACCTGAAAGACAAGGACAAGAACTTTCAGGTGCGCCGTTACTTCAAGAAGCGCATGTACGGGGAGCCGGCAGCCATGTAACAGCCGCATAGAAGAAAAGCTGGACCTCCTTATCCGGATGGTAGCTCAACTTGACGGGATAAGAGGATTTGGCTCTAATGTGCTGGCAAATGTGGTGGGCGATATAATTATGAGAAAAATATGATGTAGTTTGTCTTTCCACCCTATATGAATGAAAATGCAGCCGGGTTTTGTCGTTTATTCCACGGCTGCATTGTATTTTAATTGTAAATATCAATGTTTATAAAGAAGATTTTCTTGACAATGTAATTTCATTGACATGGAATGTGAATATGTATTCTTTTACGTTCCCATCGTATTCAATTGGGAAAAGTATTCTAATTTCTTTTCCTATTTCCGGCTTTCCCATGTCTTCCAGTTCTTGCGGGCAGTTATAGTAGTTTACAATAAAACTTTTTCTAGGATATGGAACAGCAATATCAGATAAACTACTTCCTTTTGATATAACGGAAGAAGGTATTTCAAGATTCGCATGGATTACTCTTGTCTCACCGCTTACTACTCTTCTGGAATTATTTGAAACATCTGTAAAAGACATATTATTCCACAAAATTTTGAGAGATCTATTAGTTTTGTTTAGAATATTAAAAGACAAAGAACTTTGTAATATTTCCCAGTTAATTTTTATGTATTCATCTTCATATTCGTTATTATTGTTTTTGGATACGGATTTTTTTTCACCGTTAAGTTCAACGGACTTTAGGGAAAAGTTGAATGTTGTATAATATCTGAATACAACTTTACGGTACATTTCCGCACTACACAATTTACCTTTATAAAAAAGAAAATCTGGAGCTTTGTCAATAAGATTCGGATAATACCATCTTACAATATTTTCTCCTTTCTGTTGAATCTTAGGCTGTATTCCGATGATGAATCCTACTTCAGATTCATTCATACCCTCTTTTAGTATTCCGTTTGCAATATCATCAAGATATTCTTCCCGTAGATTTGTAAATAATGGGATAAGAATTCTTCTATCAGAAAGGACAGAATTATGTATAATTCCATTTTTCCCTTTGTATCTGACAATTGAATGATAAACATCAGATGTGTCTACGCTTATAATTTCTACTTCTTTCCCTTTTTTGATCATGCTATAGTCTAATGATTCCAAAGGCTTTGACAAATCTTGTCCCTCTTTAAAAAAATAAGCCTTATATACACCTATTTGGGATTTTATCTGTGAATGCGCCGAAATAAAACAACATAGGAATAATAAAAATAGAATTTGTCTTATCATAAATCAGAATATAGTATTTCTGTAAATAAATTATTTAATTTTACGAAAGACAACTTTATACTCTCCTTTTATTGAAGAAAGTTCTTTTTCATCACAAATCATCATTTCTCCGTTCTGAGATATAATTATTTGGTCTTTCTTTAGAAACTCAATAATAGGAGCTGCATTTTTCTTTTCTTTCCAACTGATGTTTTCTGACCATTCGCCAATTTCAGATGGGTTTTCATTCCTCATTTTTTTTTCGTCGGAATCAATTTCTTTCCCGTCAAAAAGATTTTCTTCATTCTCTTCCTGTTCTTTTTTGGAAAGAGATTTTTCAATCAAATTCTTGATTTGGCTGACATCATTTGTCATACTCCATATTTTGAAGAAAAGGATGATGCAAAGAATACCAAAAATAAATTCCAGGAATAAGGACGTAACTTCAATGTCGCTTAAATTCCTGGAAAAAATGGATTCAGGAATAATAATTAGTATAAGCAATGTTATACCAAATCTTTTTATTAATACATTTTTTTTCATGAAAATCATATTTTTATTTCAAGCAAATGTAACTATAAGCATAAAATAAAAATATGATTATGAAATGAAAATTTTAAAAGTGCTGATTTCCGGAGGTAAAATGAAAAAATAAAACTATTTTAAGCGTGATGTAAATTAAAATTGCAATATATAAAGGGAAATTATCCTTTATTTTACCAGTTTAAATTAAAAAATAGCACCCCCTCCACAATAGCCTGTAGGGCCTATCAAAACAAATGCAGCAAACCTCTCAAGTGGTTTGCTGCATATCGCTCGAGAGGTTTGCCGCAAACCACTTTAGAGGTTGCTGGCGAATAGTTTTAAAACGGTGTCCGTTGAACTGACGGGAACCGTTTTTTTGTCCTTCATTTCCACATTCCGGGTGCCTAACTTTGAGGAAAACAAACACAAAGACATGGCAAATAGTTTAGGTACCAGACTGGCTAGAATCGACGTGCTTATAGGCGGGGCAGATCAGGCGAAGAAGAAACTTGAGGAAATGAAAAATGAGCTCAAGAAACTGAAAGATGCCTCAGTAGAAGCACAGGAAAAAATGAACGCAAGTATTGAAAAGGTTGATTTTTATAAATATAAGCAAGTATATGAAGATATTGAGAAGAAAATAAAACAACTTTCAAAAACTATCAATGCTAACGAAGCAACTATTAAAACTGTCGATACTTACCTGAATGATATTTCTGGTCAAACACTTCGTAATCTGAATAATGCTCAGAAAGGATTAAAACAGATGCTTTTAAGTGTAGACCCTAAAAAAGTGGAAACAATATCTGTTTTGCGGGGCTACATAAAACAGGTTTATGACGAAATCCAGCGCCGGAAAGGGAACCTTGTAGAGTTTTCCGACATAATAGGCGACATAGGCAATGTGAGCGACAAGTCGCTTGGCATGGCCAAACAGCGATTGCAGGAACTTATTTCTACCACTCAGAAAAATACAAAAGAGATTCAGACCTACCGTGAACAGCTGAAAAAGGTGGAGGACGAGGAACAACGTCGTATCAGTTCAAAGGCTGGTCGTGTAATGGGTAATCTGGATGGCAGCAGTGTCGCGGAAATCCAGGAAGCCATTAATGTGACAACAAAGCTTCGCGACGCTCAGAAGCTTGGTGGACAGGAGTGGGAGATTTACAATGATGAAATACAGCGTGCCCAGAAATATTTGTCGGATTACAACAACCTGACAAAGCAGATTGCCATGTCCGATAGGATGAAAGAATTGGGGAAAGCCAGTGAATCATCCCTGGCCGAATTGAAAAAATACTGGCAGGAGCAGGTAAACGGTGCGCAGCGTGGAAGTCAGGAACTTGCTGAATACGAATCAAAGCTTAAACAGGTTTTGGATGAAGAGAAGAAACGCTCGGCTAAAAGTGCAGTCAGTGTATTCAGTAATTTAAGTGGAAGTAGCCTTACTGAGATTCAGGATGCAATTAAGGCAACAACACAACTTCGTGATGCGACAGAACTTGGTTCAAAGCAATGGGATATATATAATCAGTACATTGAGCGAGCTAAGAAGTATCTTTCTGATTTTGAGAATACAAGTAAAAATGCGGCTATTGCAGAACGCATGAAGAATATTGGGAATGCCAGCACATCCTCACTGGCTGAACTGAAAAAGTTCTGGCAGGAGCAGGTGGATGGGGCAGAACTTTCTTCACAGAAACTACAGCAATACCAGCAAAATTTAGAAGCGGTTATCAAGGAAGAGCAGAACCGAATTTCCAATCGTGCTCAAACTACACTAGGACAAGTCCAGACCGGCACATTCGATGGCACAATATCACAGACAAAAGAAGCCATCAAGTTGCTTGAACAATACAAGCAGCAGCTAAAGACAAGCGACACAAAGGGAGTAAAGGAGGTGGAATCGGCCATCAATTCACTTAATGAGAAACTGAAACAATCATCTGCCGAATTTACTTCACTAGAAGATGCGCTTGATAAAGCTGAAACGGTTGGTCAAGGTACGTTCGACGGTACATACGAAGACCTTGAGAAGCTGAAAAAATCGCTAGAAGAGTATAAAAAGAAGCTTGAAGTAAGCGATACAAAAGGCTTGAAAAAAATTGAAGATGCGCTGAGCACGATTGAGAAAAAACAGAAAAATTCTGTGTTAAGCGCAAAGGAACTTGATAAAGTTCTTCTTTCTCTGAAAACGGCTTCTCTTGAAGATTTACAGAAGGCCGCCGCACAGCTTCAGGAAGAACTTTCGAAAACCGAACGTGACGCAGAGAAGTATGTCGAAAAATCAATGGACCTGCGTCGGGTAAACGAGCAGATTAATGAAGTGAAGCGAAGCTGGCAGGAACACGATAGCCAGATTGTAGCTACCATCAAGCGTTTGACAAGTTATGTGCTGGTATATGCCGGATTCAATGAGGTGGTAGGACGTATCAAGCAGTTGTATCAGGCTAACTTGCAGTTGAGTGACAGTCTGGCCGACATCGAGAAGACCACCGGGCTTTCCACTGAGTCAGTAGCAGAGCTAAGCCGTGAAATTGACAGTATCGACACCCGTACCGCACAGCAGGAACTTCACGACCTGGCATACGAAGCCGGTAAGTTAGGTATTTCTGCCAAAGAAGATGTGTTGGGATTCGTGAAGGCAGGTAATCAGTTGCTCGTAGCATTGGGAGAAGACTTGGGAGGAGCTGAAGCGGTACGCCAGCTGATGAAGGTGAACGCTATTCTGGGCGAAACACAAAAACTTGGAGTGGAAAAGGCATTGCTGGCCACCGGATCTGCCATCAACGAAATCTCACAGACTAGCCGCGCTTCTGCAGGCCCTATTGTGGATATTGTAACTCGTATCGGTGCTATTGGGGAGGCAGCCGGACTGTCCATGTCCAACTTGATAGCACTGGGAGGTACAGTGGACGCACTCGGACAGAATGCCGAAATGAGTGGTACAGCTCTGAACACATTTATTTCTACACTCACCAGCAACACGACCGAAGTAGCGCAGGCCGTTGGACTGAGTGATGATTACCTGAAGAGCCTTATCAACCAGGGAAAGACCATGGAAGCTATTATCGCGGTATTCGAGAAAATGAATGCGATGGGCGGACTGGATGTGCTGGCTCCGATTATGAAAGACCTCGGTAGCGATGGCGAGCGTATCAAGCAGGTGCTCGTTACCCTTTCTTCCGGCGTAGACGAACTGAAGGCACAGGTATTTACTTCTTCCCGTGCGTTTAAGGAAGCTACCAGCGTGACGGATGAATACAACATCAAGAACGAAAACGCCATGGCCATCATGCAGCGTATGGGGAACGCCATCAAGGAATCGTTTATCAACAGCGGATTTGTGGAATGGCTTACGGATGTGCTTCGCTATATTTCGAGCATTCCCAACCGGTTTGAACGCGGAGAAAAGTCTATCCGACTGATGGCAGTAACAGCTCAGGCTTTGGTAGGAGTAATGATAGCCACGTCTTCTGCTGTGCAGAAAGCAAGTGCAAACATTGTGCTGTTTACGAAGATGGTGAAAAGTGGTACAGCCTCTGTGAACATATTCAAAATAGCCTGGCAGTCGCTTTCAAAGGCTATGATGTCAAATCCATTAGGATGGGTTGTATTAGGATTTACTGCGCTGACCTCTGCTATTACTTATTTCAAGAAATCAGTAAATGAGGCAGCGAAGGCACAGGCGGAATTTGAAGCAGCCATACAGAAGGAAACATTTGAACTTTCCAACCTGAAATATGCGATTGACAAGGCAAATGTATCGAACGGAGAGCGTGCGGCACTGATTAAGCAGCTGAATGACAAGTATGGTGCCTACCTGGGATTTATGGTCACTGAAAACAACTATGCCGAGAAGCAGGAATACATTTACAGCCTGATTAATGCCCGTCTGCGTGAAACGCTGGCGCTGAAGATGCGCGACAAGATGATGGAAAATATTGCCGACAAATACACCGACCAGATTCAGGAACTTCAGTCGAAGATTATTGCTTCGCTGAACAAAATGCAGAATGTGGGAGAAACCAACGCCGGCGATGCCATGGCCCGTATCATGGACGGGATGAATAAGGTAGTGGAGGAAGGCGGTAATCTGTACGACGCGCTGGATGGCTTTATGGAGAAATACAACAAGAACATAAAGCAGCTCCCGTTCAGTTCCGACGCTTTAAAACTGATGAACATCCTGAAAAACATCCGGAAGGAAGCCGGACAGACTCAGACTTTCCTTGAAAGTACGCAGCGTGCTGCCGAGAGCAAGACCGAAGAGCTTATGTTGCAAGACCTCCGGAAGTCCAACCAGGGCATTCTTTCTTCGTCCGACCTGCCTGAACTGAACACCTATCTGCAGCAGGCCACTACTTACGTACAGCGTCTTCGTGAAGATGTGGACGAATTGAACGCGAAGCGTGAGAAAGGAGAGAAGCTCACCAAGGCAGAAACAGCCGAACTTGCTGAAAAGAACCGTCAGCTTGGTGTGTATCAGAATAACATCAGTCAGGTGGAAAAACGTATTAAGGCCATCGGACTGGAGTCTGTATGGGGACAGGGTGTGTCGCTGGAAACAGCCGGAGTAGACAAGCTGGTAGCTACCTACAAAAAGCTGGAGGCCATGATGAAGAGCATTAATGAGGACAAGGACTATGCAGACACCTTCGCTGCCCGTGGATTCAAGTCGGCCAAGGAAGAATACGAGGCACTGAAAAAGATGGAGCAGGATGTGGCCAAGGTGCTGGCTGAGAAATGGGGACGCGACACCAGCGGTAACTGGCTAAAAGTACGTAAGTCAGGCACACGTGGTGAGCAGAAGGAAATGAATGATGAAATCAGTGCGGCCATGTCTGCGCTCGAAGCTTACTTCCTCCGCCGTCAGCAGGCTATCCGTCAGGCATATCTCGATGAACAGATAACTACTGAGGAGATGAACCGCCAGATTGACGCGACCGAGGAAGAGCATCTGCTGGCACGTGTGGAGCTTCGTAAAAAGCTGTTGGGTGAGGAGAACACCTTCAATCAGAATTTATACGGGATGGAAGGTAAGAACCTGGAATCTACTGCTGCATTGATTAAGAAACTGGGCGAACGTCAGACCGACGGCTTACGTAAGAACCTTGAAAAAGACCTGCTCGAAGTACAGAACATGGCAGTGAAATACCGTCAGACTATCGAGAAGGAGCTGCTAAAATACAACCCGTTTGAAAGCCTTGTCAACCAGTTTGAGGAGTCGCTTGACAAGCTCCGTCTGCTGAATACCGATGCGGAGAAAGAGTTCCGTATGAGTTTAGGATTTAGCGGAGTGATTGACGAGAGCGCCGTGAAGGAAAGAATTAATGCACTTGTTTCTCTGTCGGAAGATGCTTACAGCCTGAACGAAGACCAGTTGCGGACTTATCTTAGCAACATTGACGCGGTATGGGCCGAAAGCATGAGCCCCGAACAGATGTCGCTTATGCTGAAAAAGCTGCGTGATTTCTATCAGGATTCCAAGGCCGCTGCCGAGAAGTATGCCAAGGATATCAAGGAAATGATCGACGTGCAGTGGGAGACCAGCGGAAACCAGAAACTTTGGGAGGATCGGATAAAAGGTTCCGACGATCAGAGTGAGCTGATGGGTGCAGCCGGTAATCTGGGACTGGCATCTACTCAAAGTTCCTTCCTTGGTACTTCCGACACGGACAATGCCGAACTGGAAGCGTTGTGCATCCGGCTGGAAGCTGCCCGTCAGTATTATGAAGAGTTTTATGCCCGCAAAGAAGAACTGATACAGCAGGCCATTGCTTCCGGTGCAACCGAACAGCAGGCTGAAGAATCCTATCGTATGGCCGAAAAGGAAGCGCTGGACGCGCTGACTCAGGCCCGGGAGGAACAGCAGAACAAAGAACTTGAAATAACCGAGAGCAAGCTGAGCACGCTAAAGAACTACACCGATGCAGTCGTGGATTTCAGTGAGCAGATGGGAGAGGCCGCGTTCTCTGAAGTATCCGACCGCAAGGAAGCGGCGAAGCAGTTGCTTCAGACGATGATGAAACTTACCAAGGACCTGATCATGCAGAAAGTTCAGGAACTGGTAATGAAGAAGGCCCTGAATGCTCAGGAAGTGGCACAGGAATCGGCGACAAGTGCTACAATCACCGCCGTTCATGGTTCGCAGGCTATTACGGATCTGACAGTACAGGGAGCTAAAACCGCGGCAGATGTTTCGGCAGGTACGGCTTCCGGAGCTGCAAAGACAATCGGTCAGTTAGGCTGGTGGGGTATTCCACTTGTGGCCGTGATCAGTGCTGCACTTTCCGCACTGATGGGACTGGCCATGGGTAAGCTCAACAAATCCAAGCAGGAAGTGGCAGCTGCCACCGGAGTAAGCAGCAGCAAGGGCCGTGTAGCAGCCGGAATGCTTACCTACGCAGAGGGTGACTATCCGGTACTGGGAAACGACGGACAGATATACAACGCACGCTACCAGAAGGATCTTAAAACGGGAGTGTACGGCGGAGGTGCGCATTTTGGTATTTTCTCTGAAAAGAAGCCTGAAATGATTGTGGACGGCGATACTACACAGAAGCTTATTCTGAACTATCCGCACATCTACGACAGCATTCTCACCATTGCGCGGCACGGGCAGCTTAAATCGGCCGCCATGCCGACATTTGCCAGCGGGAACTATCCTTCTATGCCGGCGCAGATTACACAGGTAGCATCCGGAGCTGCGGATATGACCATGCAGAACGAGCAGATGACACAAATGCTCGGGAGTGTGGCCGAAGCGCTTTCCACACTGAACGAGCGTCTGAGCAAGCCGATTCGCGCCGCCGTAGACCCATACGGGAGCAAGGGTGCGGTAAACCAGTTGAACAAAGCCAGCAATTTTATGACTAAACGCGGACTGATAAAATAATGACACGATGAAAGGACTACAGATAAAGATTAACAGCCAGTGGGTAAAGCTGTCGGAAGATTTTTCCATTACACTGGAGCAGTCGAACCCGCTTTTCAATGACCAGGGAACATTCTCGTTCCCTTTCGAAATTCCGCTGGAACCAAACCGCGAAATTTTCAAGAATATAGCCGATCCTTGGGGAGACATTAACCTGAAGGACATTGACCGTATGCCCGCAGAGCTTTGGGTGGACGGCATAATGATATACCGTGGTGTGATAGAAACCGACGATGAAGTGGAGTTCGAAGATACACTTCCGGTCACATTCATTTCCGGTAACAGTGATTTCATGGACCGTATAGAGGGAATGAATGCAAGGGATATTCCGCTCGACAGGGAGATAAAACTTGGATATAGGGTAAAATCAGCTTCCACACAATTTGTATGGGGAGATGACGATCTGTACTTTACCGTTTATTTAAGTGATGGTGTAATGAATTACACGGAAAGTAATGAATCAGATCCGTATCCGTCAAAAACTTATTGTAACGTGAGAGTATGTACTCCAAATAATTCAGGAACTTATAATGTACTAAGGCCTAAAAGACCTTATAGTGGAGTATGCTTTTATGTATTGTATCTTTTAGACTGCTTCTTTAAGTATTTGGGAATTGGAGTTAATAGAAATGAACTTTTGGATGTAGACGATATGTGTCGTCTTGCATTTTTTTCTACTCAGTGCCATACCGAAGAAAAAGGGAACACATTTTCTGTTTCATATTCTGATATTATATCAGAAAAATTTATGGGAAATTCTTTTTCTCTTAAATATGATTTGAAATATCTTGTTAATCCTAATTTCAGTAATCTTTATATAACTATAAAAACTTTTTACAGTCAGGACTTTTCATATAAAGGAATTAATGTTTATGCTACAAATGAAAACTTTCCAGATCTTGAAATGAAAGACTTAATAGAAGATTTGCAAAGTGCTTTTGGTATTCGGTTCTTGTACGACAGTGCAAAAAATACAATGGATGTCATATATATAAAAGACATTCTGAAATCGAATGAAATATCCATTCTTGATGTAGAAATAGTAGATATACAATTAAAAAGGACAAAAGAAAAAACTATTCGTATTTCTTATGGGAAAGATGATGATACATCATTTAATTATGATGATTATTCCAATGTGAAGGAAAAGAATAATTACATGGAGATTCTTCAGCAGGGACAAGCATCAAATGACACTACATGCTATCAGGATAAACTTACAGGGAACTCCTATCGTATAAAAGTGGACAAGAATACTGGAGGAAATCCTTCGTTGTTTGAGGTTGGTGGATTCCGTGATTATGTAATTGGTGGAACATCATCGGAAAGTGATGAAGAAGAAATATCTCTAAATTTTTCTCCTGTTATGATTAATGATGTAAATGGTTCAGATGTTGTATCTAAAGCAATGGAAGGAGAAAATGGAGAACAGTTGCTTGCTGTTTTTGCGGATCAGGAATTGTTGTCAGATAAAAATATAAGTATAAAACTTATACCAGAAGTATTAGGCCTTAACCTGTATAATTTGATTCGATACAGGCATGATATTACTCTGAGCTATCTTTCCGATGAAAATTATGACAAAGAATCAGCAGAAGAATCACCCATGCGTACTTACGATGCCGGATTTTGTCTTGGAATCATGCGCGGTCCTGGTAGCAAATCTGGCATAGACTATAGTCCTAATTACGACGGTGAAGGAAACGACTCGTGGGTACATACGGTAGCCAACAGTGCTTTTACAGCCGACAGCTGCGATAACTTTGGACGGTTCTTTGATTACAACGGCACGGAGCAGGGTGGAGTAGACCAGCTCGGACGATTCTCGCTCAAGCTGGTGGCCGGGAAAGACAAGTATCCCGCTTCTCAGGCATACCAGGACCGTGGGCTGGTGTCAAAATTCCTTTCGGAGTATCTTTACTTCCTTTACAACCGGAAGACCGTGATACTGACAGTAAGAATGACCATATCGCAGATTGCAGGACTGGACATGCTCAAGCGCTACCAGATAGGTAACTATGTGGGATTCATCAATAAGTTATCCTACAGCATTGACCGTAGCGGGATTACGGAGGTAACAATCGAACTATATACCATTTAATGAAGAAATAAAACATGGCAATACAGGTATTACAGCAGCCGCCACAGATAGCATTTGCAGGCGACCCCATAGTGGTTAAGGCAAAAACCACGCTGAGCGGAAAAACGTTTCTCCGCATAAAGATTACGGTCAATTCCACCGCATTTGCCGGATCTGAAGAGTTTCCTTATTCAGAAAGTTACTCTTTTGAGGTAGGATCTGACGGGATAGCCGTTTTCAATATTGGAGAAACCATAAAAACTACGCTGTCACGAAAGATGACGTTTGATGTGAACGGCACGCAGACCCTTTCACAGATGATATACGCTGCACGATACACCATTACCTACAAGGAGTCATATATTGACGGTATGGTAGAGATAGAAGAGGGAGAAACCACTTCCGAGCAGTACAATGCCATACCCGGAAGGCTCACGGAGTTTGAACGCCTTACCACATCCAATGTAGATACCACAGAGATTTTAGGTGAGGGACGCATCTTGAGCCGTAAACCGGAGGGAGATATTGTCCCATTGGGATGGATACTGTGTATTCCTGCAGTAAGTACCCGATCGGACACCATTACCTACAGCGTAGTGCAGGGAGAAGAATCGAAAGAATATTCCGAATACACACGTGGTGCGCTGGTCCCGGATTCATTGCAAATAATCACATCATCGTTGAAGGAAGGTGAGCTTACAGTGAACACCGGATTTGAAACCGGGAAGAAGCGCTATGCGGTAAAGACAAACCCGCTCATGCGCCACTTCATATTCCTGAACGGGTTCGGTTTGATGGAAAGTGTAGTCGCTTTTACGCGCGATTCGCTGGAGTATGACATACAGAGTGAGCTTTACACGCTTCCTGCTGACATTTCCTACCGTGCTACCACGCGCACTGCCAGCTATGCACAGACGCCTTCAGGAACTTTTTCCATGAGCAGCGGATTTGTAAACAGAGAGTGGGCCGAATGGTGGCTCACGGAATTTGTGGTGACGCGAAAGGCATGGATGTACGATAACGGCACATACATACCCGTCGCCATCATACCAGAAGAGACGAACAAACTTTATGACCGCGCTAAACCAGGTCTTATTTCCGTGAATTTCAGTGTGCGGTATGGATTCTCAGGAAGTACTATGAACTCATTCGTCTAACGGAAGGAATCCTTCTCCGTTTTTCTTCTGTAGTTTTTCTTTCAACCGGATAACCTGCTGGCGGAGCATACGGTTCTCTTCCAGCAGGATTTCCGCACTGGTTACACCAAATGAAATATCCATGCGATTCTGATCCGAAATAAGATAGTAAGGTGTTACTTCCAACCGGTTGCATATCTCCAGCATGTCTTTTATTCGCATGGTGCTGTTTTCTTTTCGCCATGCACGAAGTTTCCATTCGCTAATATTCATACGTTCAAGCAGTTCCGAGCGGTTTATACCCGTCACGCTCTCCTTCCCGAAAAAATCATTCACATATTCCGGATGGAAAACTACCGTCTTCCAGTTGTCCGACCGGTAATAGTCGTACACATTTACTTCCGGAACAATGCCGTTATCCCGATAGAATATGTGTCTTGTGCTGATATGGTATTTGTTGCAAAGTTTCACCAGCGAGGTAATCAGCATGTTTCCTTCGATGAACAGTTCGCTGAAATTCTGCATGCCGGCATCCTGAATCACTTTTCGTCTGGACACTCCCACGACGATATGAAAGTTCTCCAGCAGTCCCCAGTTAGCCTTCCATTCCCTGACTTTCCTGTCTGCGTAGGTATATTCGGTGCTTTCTTCTGCCACAAGCTCCGTTTCCTTGATTCTTGCTTTCAGCTTGCGGTTTTCATCCAGAAGTGATATTCGTTCCTGCCGGTATTGCCTTATAGCCTCTTTGAGTTCCGAAATTTCCTGCCACACGCGCGGCGATATTTCCGTCTCGGTGGCCGCGTACTTTTCAAGCTTCTCATTCTCGTCTTCCATGAACACGTCTATGTCGATTCCGAAACGGTTGCATATTCCGATAAGCCAGTTAACCGTACACCCTCCTATCTTCGGATTCTGCCACCTTACGATACTGGTGACTGATATTCCGCTCTGACGCGAAAATTCAGCAAGCGAAGGAATTTTGGTAAGTCCCTGCGGACCGTAGAGCCAGCGCAAGTTTTCGGGTATGAATCTCACCTCTTTAAAATCTTCATCAGGTATGACATATTTGAAGCGATTACCGAGTAAATTTTCAGGAGGAGCCGACATAATGAAGTTTGACAGGCTTATGTGGAATGTGTTGCACACCATTACGATGTCATGCACGAGTATATTGTCTTGATTATCAACCTTTCTTTTATACATGTATGATTTTCCGTACACCTTCTCCGACACGCCTTTTTCGCTCAGACCGAAGAGCTTGGGAAGATTATTGAACAGGAAAGAATTGAAATAGTACATAAAAAAATCAGTTTAAAATTGTTATTTCCGTAACAATTATAATGCGATTGTCAAATTAAAATTGTTACTTTGTAGGTAAAAATAACAAAAAACGACCGAAACCGCAAAAGCGAGAAACGACAATATATATCAGAAGTATGAAAATGAGCATCATTGAAGCATTATCCGAAAAAAAGTTGAGCCCCATGCGGCTGGGATTTAGCCGCTACCTGGTGGAACATTACGGAATGAGCATGAGCACGGCGTACCAGAAGATCAGGTTGAACCGCGTGCGCCGGTGGGAGGCGGAAGGCGTGGAAAAATGCCTGAGAGATTTTGATCCTGACTACGAAGGGGAACTGAAAGACTTCTTTTCCGGTGTGAGAAAGAAGGGAGAATTTATCGAGTTCATGAAAGAACGAGGTATGGGCGAACATGCGCTGCGTGCGCATTTCCGTAACTTCGATTTCACGGAAGTAGAGCTTCGCGGGCTGGAATCTATTTATAAGGAGTACAAGAAACAAATGGAGGAAATGTGATGGGATACATGCTGGAAAGACAATGGGAAGCGCACACACGCATTCAGGACGGATTCTCAAGAATTGTTTTTGAAGACGGAGAGGAAATCACGGTAAAGAACGACGGAAAGACGGGAATTGACTTCGTAGAGGAATACCTCGACGAGATGAAGAAAAACTATCCCTCACACCTGGTGGCAGCCGACCAGCTTCTGCAGATGCGACTTGGACGTTCTTATAAGACCATACGGAACCTTCGCAGCCGCTATCTGTCAGAGCTTGCGCTGGTAAGCCTGAACTGTTGTTTCGGACGCGAGGACGATATTCCCGACCATGAAGGTCCGGAAGACTTCAATACCGAGAACACGCACTGCCCTATGCGATATAACTGTCCGTTCAACGGATTCAACCCCGCCTTCAAGGATAAAAAGGAGGTGTGCTGCAATCCGGTGTACGAGTGCGGACTGACTCCCACTCAGGCTGCTGTGGCGAACATGCTGGTAAATACTTCGCTCACCTACGAAGAGATTGCCGACGAAATGGGATGCAGCTATTCCAATATAGACAACATGCGGAAACGTATTTTTGCGAAGTTGGGTGTGGCTACACGTCCTGAGCTTATGTTGACACTAAAAGGAAAGCGGCTGGTATGAAACGAAGCAGAGCGGTATATGAACAGCGTTTCCATGTGCGTCACACGGAAATAGCGATAGGCTATCCGGAAGGTAGCGTGAGCATAGCTTGCGGCAACCTGTCGAAGTCGTGCATGCAGAAGCTTATGAACGAGCTGGTGTACGACGGATATTCTTCCACAGGAAGCGTGCAGGAAAATACGATTTACCTGCATGAGCCAGACCCTATGATGTGCCTGCCAGATAGCCTGAAAGAAATGATACAAGCAAAAATGGAAAGCATGAACTACGAGGTGACATTCCTCTTTTAAAATTCCCTGAAATGATTTCTGACAAGACAGTTGATAAACTCAATGCGCTCCCGCTTCCCGACGTGATGCGCAACAACGGATACCTTCCCGCATCGCAGACCGCACGCAGCGTATTCTACCGCTGCCCGTTTCACGACGAGAAGAACGGAAGTTTCTGTGTGAGCAAGTTCCCCCCAAAGGGCGAACGCTATGCCGCCTTCAATTGCTTCGTATGCGGCGAGCAGAACCGGAGCAAAGGGGTAGGGGCCATCATGCTGCAGCAGCGCCTTCTGGAACGCGCAGGAGAGAAACACGACTTTCCGGACGCGGTGAACCGGCTGGCCAAAGACTTCAACCTGATTATTGAAGGAGATTACAAGAACGGATTCCTCCACCTGGCACGCAAGACCGCCCCGCAGCCGGAAGTGGATTTCCGCATCCGTAAGGGCGAGTTTACACCCGCTGAGCTCCGTGCGCTGGGCTGCCAGGTGCTCCCCGTGTTCCGCGCCGGGAAAAACACAAGCGAAGGCCCCGAGCAGACAGCCGTGACCGATGCCGACGGAAACAACCTGTTGCGCTGTTCGTTCAATCCCGATTCCTACCGGGGAAACACACCCGCTCCCTTCGACAGCACCCAGCTCCGCACCATGTTCAACCTCTATCCGCTGGAAAGCTATGTCACACCCGAGAAGGCCGATGCCGACGGCGTTCTGACCAGCTACGAAGTGAAGTCCACACCTTCTTACCCGGTATTCCTTTTCCGCTACGAAGACGAGAACGGCTGGTGGGCACGGAAATATGAGCCCTATTTCCGCGAGACAACCGATGCGGACGGCCGCCGCCAGCCCAACTACAAGTTTACCTGGTGGTACCAGGGAGGAAGCCGTCCGGAAGGATTCTACAAGGAAATCTACGGCGACGCTGACGTGATGCGTGCCCTGCAGACCGGACGTGTGGAAACCTCCGACAAGGAAGGGCATCCCATTATCAATATAGAGAAAACCCGGGTGGACGAGCAGGGACGGCGTACCCGTGCTTTTGCCGACGTGTTCCGCCGGATTGTGATCTGTTCCGGACCGCGCGATGCCATCAATGTGTACTTCCATAGCGACGCTCATGTGGTGTTTCCCCACTCCGAGAGTGTGGAGATTTCGTCGGAAACCATCCGTCGCCTGCTGGACATCTCCATGGAAGTGTTTGTGCTGTATGATATCGACCGCACCGGCATACGCGCCATGAACCGGCTGGCCCTGAAACACGTGGAACTGAAAGTGCTATATCTGCCCGAAGACCTCTCCACCCAGTACAATCCCCGCAGCGGGAAAACGTGCAAGGATGCCGAAGAGTTCTTCAACTTCTACCCGGCAGTGATGCGCCGCAATGAAAAGCTCATGCACACCAACGTAAACCGCTACTTTGACGACCTGCTCAAGACCGCCCGACGGATGCGCTTCTGGGATGTGCAATACCAGACCAAAAAGCAGGAAGACGAAAGTAAGGTGGTGGTACGAAAATACACCCTGAACTTCGACAATATGGCCCAGTTCCTTTCGGCCAACGGATTCTACAAATACACCGACGAAGCGGATACCACCAAGTTTGTGCACATCAGCAACAACATTGTCGATGTGGTGGAAGAGAGCCAGGCACTGAGCGAAGCCAAGGAAATCATGAAAGACTTCCTGATATACAACTCACAGTATTACTCCGAGGAACTGAGCAACGCCATCAGTACCCAGAAGAAAATCGGACGCGACACCATGTCCGGAATCAAGAAAGTAGACCTGAACTTCATGTCGTGGGGGAAGGATTTCGATTATTTCTTCTTCCGCAACTGCGCCGTGAAGGTGACGACCGACAGCATTGAGCCGGTGGACTACGTGGACCTTCCTTTCCATGTCAACCGGAAGGCGATTATTGACGCCGATTACCATCCGCTCAAGTCCCCGCTGTTCACCATCGAGGAGAATCCGGAATATGCCGCACGTAAGGAGCTGAACGATCAGCGAATGGCCGACAAACGGATGAACGAGAACGAGCGCCGCCGTGAGGATGCAGAGTTCATCGCCTACCAGCGTCTGTACCGTTTCCTGCTGAGAATGCCGAAAGACATTGACCAGATGCCTGTCTGCGTGCAGTGGCTGTATGACACCAGCCGTATACACTGGCGAAAGGAAGCCGAAGGCTATCCGCTTACCGAGTTGGAAAAGCAGCGACAGGACATGCACTTCATTTGCAAGGTAGCGCTCATGGGCTACATGCTTTCGCGCTATCGTACAGGCATCATGCAGAAGATGGGAGTCGTGACGGATTACACCGTGGCCGACGAAGGAAAGAACAGCGGAGGTACCGGAAAAAGTTTCTTCCGTTCTTTCTTCGAACTGGTGCGGAAGGTGTGCTACATCCCCGGTCAGACCTTGAAGAAGAAAGAGAATATGGCCAAGAACTTCGACAAGTTCCATTATACCGTAGACAGCATGTGTCTGATAGACGACCTTCGCCCCGACATGATGGGAAGCGAGTTCTACAACATTACGGACAACATTACGGTAAAGACCCTGTATCACGATGAAATGACACTGCCGCGCGAGGCAACCCCGAAGATATTCATTACCATGAACAAGATGCCGTTCGACATGACCGAAGGAAGCACCTCGCGCCGTATCTTCCTGGCCATGCAGAGCGATTACTACCACGACGAGGACTACGCCGGCCAGTTCAAGAAACGCACGCCGCAGACTAAGTTCGGGAAAGACATCTTTCTGGAAGCCACCGAAGAAGAACGTGACGAAGCGGTGTACATGATGCTGCAAAGCTGTCAGTTTTACCTCGGCCTGCAGGAAAGTCTGATACCGCCCATGTCGCAGGACGGACAGATGCGAATCCTTTACTCCGCCATCAAGGACCAGGTATTCATTGACTGGGCCAATCATTTCTTTGCGAACCAGTGGCACTGGTGCCGTCCGGTATCTATCAGTGAAATGGCCATCAGCTACCTGGAACACCGGGGCGACGCGGTGACATTGCAGAGCGTGAAATCCGTGAAGAACGAAATGATAGAAAAGATGCAGGCTTACTGCTTCAATATGCAGTACACCATGAACCCTTCCATCGTCTACCGCTCGGACAAAGGCTCCAAATATCCCCGTCACTACGCCTGGGAGCAGGAGTTTATGAACGACACGATCCGTCGTGAGGAACGCACCCGTAAATTTACCCGTGTGTGCTTTTTCTACAAGCTGGGTGAGGAACCCAAAGACTCCAAGGAGATACTTTCCTGCCCGGAAACCGACGAAGAGTGGGAGGAAAAGAAGCGCTTTGAAGATGATTAATAACCTTAAAAAGAAAAGAATATGGCAAGAATTTTAAAACATGAAATCCCGGCAGCGTCAGAGTTTACGCTCCCGCTTCACGAGGGAAGCAAGCTGCTGAAACTTGATGTGGTAAACGAGAAAGCATATATCTGGGCATTGGAAGATGAATCAAAGCCACAGCGGGGAGTAAAGTTCCGTATGGTAATGACCGGTGAAGAATTAAATCTCGACCCTTATATGGTGTATATAGGTACGTTTATACTTTTCAATGGTTCGTTTGTAGGGCATTTGTTTGTGGACACTTCTGTTCCGATAACGATTTATGAAGGAATTTAAAATAGTGGGAGATATGGAAAACAATCAGAATGAAAAAGTGAGTATCACTTTTGAAGTGGAAAAAGAATTTATCAAAGCCGTGATGCTTGTATCCGGATTCGATATGGTGTCATTTGAAGATGTAAAAGATGAAATAAATAATGTAGTTATCAATGAGGAGGTATTACGTGATTTCGGGACAGATAGCGCAGAAATACAGCAGATAAAATCAGCAATCTCAATGATAGCAATCGGAATGGCTTTTAGAAACATATCATACAGGAAATGTGGAAGTAAGAAGAGCGGACTTTTTGCGAAGCTTCAGGCTTTGAAAGAAGAGAAAAATAGAAAATCGTAAACCTCTAAATTATGGATATTGCAGATTTATTGAAAGATAAAAGAGGAGTATTGAAATACATACTTCAGACAATAGAGTCCAGCACGAAAAATGCAAAAGGTCTTCTTTCGATGAAAGAAAGAGGATTCTCGGATGCCGGTATGCTTGAAAAAGTAATAGAAGTAACAGCCATTCAGTCAAGCCAGATACAGGCACTCGCCATGATAGCCCTTGTAAGCCTGCAAAACAGCGATTTCGATAAGCAGGTAGGTGAAATGATGAATAAGATGGGACGCGGCGATGAAGCACTGCAGATCATGCTGGATAAGAAGTTGAGAGGAGAATGACAAATGCTAATAAAAAAGAACTTTTCTGTGGTTTTTGAAGCCGGTACACCTCCGGTTAGATTCCGTGAAGAATACCTCCTTCCGGTCCGTACAGAAGAAGAGCAGACGGATCATTCAACCCTTCATCAGGCGGCAAAAGGAGCCATAGCAAAAGATTTAGGGATTATGAGATGCGAAGTTCGGATTCTGAAAATTATGGAAATTCATAATCACTTGATAGTTGAATAAAACCATAAATCGAAGTATATAGCCTATGTTTGAACTAATTAGAGTCTTTCCCAATCATGCTTCTCCCTATGTTGGAGGATATGTGGATTTTGACAGACAATATACTGTCGAAGAGTTCATCGAAGAAACCCTGAAAAAATACCCGGCTATTAGCGGTTCCTTCGTCGTAGATGCAACTTCACTCGTTGCACACTACCGGAAAGGAAAGCTGTTAAATGAAGATTTTCCGGAAAAGGTTTTAAAAGCCAGGATTGCAGCCGTTCCCTTTTATACAGAATGGAACAAAGCCGATTTTATTATCACTAAATTAGATGGACAATGATTTCAGAAGAAGTAAAGAAAAAACTGCGTGAGATGTCGGACCAAATAAGAGCATCCGAATCAGAATGGGGGACAATTCAAGCTTGTGTTACTTGTAGACACTTTGCTTGGAACCTCAATTTAGACAAGAAAGGAATAGTATGTACGACCTTTTATTGTAGGCTTTCCGGCGAATCGGTAAGAAGACTAAATATATGTAATAAGTTCCAGAATAAAGATTACTTGTCGAATCTTAGAAGTGAAAGAGAAAACGAATTTTTGGAACAGTACATACGTCCATTAGAATACGTCGGGATTGTCAATAGAGTGCTTGAAAGTACGATTCCTAATCAGATGGTACTTTATGCAGCAAAGAAAATACATGGTAAGGTAGTAGAGATCCAAATAAATATGGATAACTACGAAACGCATACAATTACATTTTTCATGGATGATCAAAAAACAGGCGACCGGATTTGGATGAAAACGACCATTCCTTCTTCCGCAAAATGTGGAGACTCGTATTCGGGATTATTAGCTGATTCCATAAAAAATGCTTTATCAGAATTTGAAGAGTTTTGTAAAAAAGAGGAATAATATCATGAAAGAAGAAGAAAAACTACTGTTACTGGAAGATATTTCAGCCAGATTACCGTTCGGATTGGCGTTTATCACTAAACAAGGAATGATTGAAATGGATGTCATAAACCTAGCCGACAGATATAAGGTATGGGCTTATAAGAAAAGAGACAAGCATGGTAACGAAATTGGCCTGAATGCCGAAACATTAAAAGGCGAAAGATGTCTCGGGAAAGGGTTCAGATTGGGAGATATAAAACCGATACTCTATCCGCTGTCTTCAATCACAAAAGAAATCTTTGTGAACGGTTCGGAAATCTGCCCGATGAAGTATCTGGCAGAAGCATTCGATTTCGACGGGTATATGGGCCTTTATACCACCTGGAATTTCGACGAAGAAAGAGAATGCGTGGAGTTCTTCGCCTGGGGATGTAAGGTGTGCGAAATGAGCTTGCAGAGCTTCTTTATTACACCGGAAGAAGGGAAGCATAACAGCACGCAATTGGGCATTCGCCATTTCCAGCAAGTCTTTCACGTGCTGCATCAGTGTCACATTGACTACCGCAACCTGATCGCAAAAGGGCTGGCCGTTTCAGCTTTAGTTTTGGATAATAACCCTTATAAATAAAATAGCCATGTTTAGACCGGAAGATTATGTAACACACGATGTGGGATTGCTTTTGAAAGAAATAGGGTTTAATGAAAACTGCAAATATTCATATTTAGAGAACGGGCTTAGGTGTTGTCCATCTGAATATGAGCAAAATTTCAATCTTTCAGAAAAAAGATGTTCATGCCCAACCTTATACGAGGCTCAAAAGTATCTTCGGCAGAAACACAATATATCTGTCGAAATATACAGAAACGCTTGCGGTTACTGTTGGTCTATGTCAAAAGCTGACAATGGAACATTCATTACAGATTATGACCTTAAAGGGCCTAATGATGGTGGTTGCTGGGATGATTTTGAAGAAGCTTTGAATGACGGAATCTATAACGCATGTAAAATGATAAAGAAAAAGAAAGATGAAAGTAATAAACGGAATAATAATAGACGGTAAACTGTATAGAGCTGTTGCAAACGGTAAATTATGCAGCGAATGTTGCCTAGTGTCAGACCATGAAAAGTGTAATGAGATAAAGCCTTGTTCAGTATTTGGAAACGGTTACATATTTTTAGAAGAAGGGAAAGTTTCACAAATTCTTACTTGCGACAAAGAATATGCTGAATTGTATGTAGCCCACAAGGGAGATATTCTTAAATTCCCAGAGGAAATAGAAACCTCAGAAAGAGATTATTACGAAGGTGATTTTGAGTTCAAAAGCGGGTGCGGATTTATCAGATATAGGATAGATGCCCGATGCCTTAATATTCTATACGATTACAGAGGGAAGATTTACGGGAAAACGATAAAGCTGTCCATAGATGTAGAAGGCTTTTCTGAAGACATGTACAATAGGATGACAAAGGATATTGTAGGAGAAGACCTGGTTTTGCTATTGGAGCACGAAGAAATGCGCTGCATATACGGACAAAATGTTCCGAGTGAAGTCTGGATGGAACGAAAGGATGGCAGACTGACTCTCTTAGTAGAGGTAATGGTAAAAACATATATGCCATATTTGAAGTCAGGTAAAGTAGAAGCGATTGAAGATGTACGTAACATAAAATATAGGTAATCAGTATGATTAAGCTATACAGAGCGGACCAGATGCACCCGTCCTCGTCGGTAGTGGCGCTATCAAGCCTTCAAAAGACTGTCAGGAAGAGCAGAGAAGTAACAGATAGACTGATTCAGCAGCTGATTGATACAGGCTACATCCCGGAAGAAAAGAAGCCCGAGCTTCTGTCTGTCTTCGACAAAGAAATGACCGAGTACACAAAACTCAAAACAAAGAAGAAAAAAGTATGAACGAAATGTAGAAACCAATGATTGAACTTAAATACCCAGGTATGAAAACGAAAAACATTATCTACACCGGACCGATATTTGATTATTATAACGGGGAGTTACATCGTATATTTTGCAACTTCGACATTCAGCAGCTGAAAAGCAGGGTGGCCGGGAAAGATGATTCCTGCAACAGGCTGATGATAATTATCAACCTTGAGACCAAAACGGCATGGATAGAGTATGTCGACGAAGAATGTTCTCAGTACGATAGCTTGGAAAACAAATTCACCTGCGACATTCAGGAAGTGGAAAGGCTGATCGAAGAAAGTCAGGAAAGTAAAGAATAATCTAAAACCAGGAACTATGTATATCGACGATAAGAAAGCAGTCGTATTCGTACCGAAAGACGAGTACGAAAAGATGAAAGAGCTGGCCAACGCCAACGCAGAAGAAATAGAGAAACGTGCCCTCGAAATGTGGGAAACAAAAGCAATTCCATGTCTTAAAGTCTCCATGGAGATACGAAGTAGCGGTGGACGTGATATTCTGGATTCAGAAGAGTTTGAGTTCAGGACAGATTCATACCTGCTAAACCCTTCAGGTAAGTTCACTATCAAAGAAGAAGCCAGACAAAGATTTAATAAGATGCTTACTGGCTGGGCACGTCACATGATGGAGCTTCGGTTTGGTGAGCACATTTCAAAAATCAATTATATCAACGAACGATGCCACAAGGCAGATATGTTGTGGAAGAAAATGCTGATTCCGGCTATTTTTATAGGGGTTATCACGTTTATTACGTTTGTCCGTTTGATATGGGTTTTACTGTCTAAATTCAATTAAATCAAGTTATAGCAATGGATGAGATACTAATCCACGAAAGCCGGAAGTCAAAACTTAAATGGAAGGATATTCCTAAATTTAAGGACAGTTACCGTTGGCCTGTAGTTCAGATACAGGAGCATGAAGGTAGCCTTCACTTTAAGTTTTCCGGTGGTTCCAAATACTCTCCAAATACTTACTTTACCATTGAAGATTACCGGAAATATACGGCTTTGGAGATATTCAATATCCTCGTCAATATAGGTTTCTATACACGGCACAGCCACGATGCAGTATTGAAATTCTACCACGATAGAGGACTGGATTTAGGCTTTACAAGAAACTTTTTAAAATCATTAAAAGCATAGTACTATGTCAGCAGAACATAATATGATAAATGAAGATTTTGTCACTTTTGAAGTATCCAAACTTCTTCAGGACAAAGGATATAGAGAAAACTGCAGGGCCGTTTACATATCGGCTGAAACTGGCATATCAAAACTGGTTGTATTGTTATTCACCTCAAGAAAGTTTGGCGACCTGATAAGGGGTGGAAACGGGTCCCAGTACGAATACCTGGCTCCCACGCTATACGCCGCTCAAAAATGGGTCCGCACAAAAGGAAAGATCCACATCGTTGTCGACCTCAACAAACATGGATGGTACTACCGCCTGTACGACACAGAGGATTTGTCTCTCATATCGCAGATGGATGGATATACCGACACATTCGAGAAAGCTTTGAACGACGGAATAAAAGAGTCATTAACCTACTTATAAGAATCAGACTATGTTTACACAACCTTGTTTTATCCGGAAGAACACACCGGAACTGCGGAAAAAGATTCAGGAAATGGGGCAAAGGGCCAATACTCTTGACGATTTTAAGGGAGAATGGTTGGCGGCTAATTACGGAATGTATATTTCCGTGCAAGATGGATTTCAGCATCTTCATCCGAACGACATTGACTGCGGTACTAACGAAGACCTATTTCTGGCAATAGCAGCATTACGCGACGATACGGATAGAGGACAATGGTTCGTGAAAAATGATGAAAATGTTTGGCTGCAATGTGTGGATAATAAGTTTGTATTTTATACCTGGATAAATGAATCCGGATCTTATGAGGAGAAAGACATTTCAATCTTATACCACAAAGCCACCGTTCAGGAACTAATTGAACATTTTAATATAAAAGGCAGATAGATTTGCTTACATTGAAGATTTAACGCCTGAAATAGAGGACTTATTATGAAATGGGAAACAAAAGGACAATTAGCTAAAGCCTTAAATAACGGCAACAATAAAAAAGTCTGCGATATTATTCTGAGCAATGAAATGGATATGCAGGCGTGGGACATGTTTGTTTTCGGCATGGATCTAAATAAAAGTGATGATTACATGAGTTTGTATGATAAACTTTTTTCCGTAAAAGACGAGTATATAAAGCAAGCAGGGATAGTAGCAACACTTAGATTTCGATATTTACTTTCAAAATTAGGAATAATAGATCGAATTATGGCAAAGAAAGAATTTGAAATAGGAGAAGTTTTTCAATGTGGACTTGTAAAGCTTAAAGTAGTAAAACAAGAAAAGATTGGAACTTGTACAGGATGCGCTTTGAATGGGTTGGAATATTGTACAGCTGTACAAGAATTTATTGGCAGTTGTTACCATGCTGACAGAGAAGATAAAACGGATATAGTGTTTGAAAAAGTGGAGGAAAAGCCATGATATTCATACCAGAAGATTTCAAATTCAACCACATTAAAAAGACCAACATCGTGGCAAAGCGCCTTATGGAAGGAACCATAAGAGAGATAAAGAAATGTCCCAAAGAAGATAGGGAGATGTTACTCTGTCAGTGCGCACCATGGAGACCAGATGACTATAATATAGAATACAAGGAAATGTCAAACGGATTCAAGATATTCAAAAGATACCTGAATATAAAAGGATTCCAGGATGTAAAATACTTCGAGCATATAGACCGTTTGGGTTGGACCGTGTTTTTTTATCTCCGGTTTGAAATTGACAAAGACTTGATAGAATCATGCCAAATGCTAACGTCGAAAAAAAATAAAAAGTAAAGTTTATGGACGCAATACGATTTTTAAAGGGACGCATGAAAGTATGGTGCAGAAGCCGGGTAAGATGGGAGAGAGAAAATCTTTACCTTCTCCCCAGTGGAGATTTCACAGATGACCAAGGCCGGCTGCACAGGCGCGAAAACCATACAGCCTATGTCACCCTGGAGGATGCGATTTCTGGCATCCGGATGGTGGAAGAAAAGTTCCTTTCCGATAAAGAAACAGAACTTCAACGGTTAGAATCGGAGAATTACTTATTGCATAAAGCCAGAGAAATATCTGGGGAGGCAACAGATATAGAAAAAAAATAAATGTATAACCTACGAAAATACATTAGAGGAGAAATTAAAAGAAGTAAGAATGGATTACATTTTTGGTAAAATTACTTTAGAGGAAGCAATTAAAATAATTAACGGAGAGAATAGCCTATGCCAACCACAATCAAGCGAATAGTGAGCGTACTTTACCGGGCACGCACCAATAAATACGAGGTGCAGGCTGTGGCCGAAAAGAATGGCCGGCCATGTGTTATCACGCTGTATTATAGAAATGAAAAAGAAGCAAGAAAACTAAAGAAAGGAGAGTAATAGATGAAAACAATTGAAGCGATAAACCTGAACAAACTGAGAGATGAAGCCTACCAGAACGCAGTAGAACACGGCTGGTACGACGAGGATTTAAGTACCGAGCATTTCCTTTGTCTGGTCATTAGCGAGCTGATGGAAGCTGTGCAGGCCGAAAGAAAAGGAAAACGGTCCGATATGGCAAAGTTTAATGAATGGCAAGGAAACAATACCCCATTTAGCGAAGAAACCCGAGTAAGAAGATTTCAGGAAGATTTTGAAGCGTATATAAAAGATAGTGTGGAAGATGAACTTTCCGATGTCTGCATCCGTATGCTTGACCTGGCAGGTTTGCTGGGAGTTAGTTTCTTAGGGGTAAAATTCCCGCTTGAGATAAAGGAAGAGACATACAAAGATAAAAGCCAGGATACTTTTACAGAGTGGTGCTACAATCTGACAAGATTTATCGCATCGTATAATGTGTGTCATATTACCACTCTTCAATTCTTTGTAAACATATTACAAGAAGTGTTTATTATGTCCAAAATCAAAGGATTCGACCTCCTCTGGCACATCGAACAAAAAATGAAGTATAACCGCACCCGTCCGCGCATGCACGGGAACAACAAATTTTAATTATGAATACCGCAGACTTAATCATCAGCATCGTTTTTGTTTGCATTAACTCCACCGCGCTATTCCTGATTTACCGGTCCATATCGCGATGGATGACCCGAAACGAGAAGAAAATAGACGACCTGTATCACGCCGTCCTCAAAATTGACGACTACATAAAATACAGCCCTCACACCATTGACGCGGTTTACATCGACGCACAGAACAGGCTAATCGAACAGTTTGTGAAAGATGAAGATTATGAGCGGGCTTCCATCGTCAAGAAAAACCGGCAGTTGGTAGAAGCTGCTGTACTCGAAGAAATGAAACGCCGCATGAAAGAAAAGGAAGCAGAACTTTTCAAAGACTCAATAAACAAAGAATATAACCAGAAGAAAGGAGACACGAAAGAAGGATGATTTTTAGTCCTTCATAAACGAAGCTTGTACAATAAGTTTTATCTACTGGTCGAATTAAAACGATAATTAATCACAATCTGATTCATTTTTAAGGAGGCGTAGAAGTGTATGTAATAGCACTTTTACGCCTTTTTCTGTCAACAAAAGCCGTATTTCGTCACATAAATTCCAAACTGGCGTAGTATCGCCACTGTGGCCGCGCTTAATAGACACTTTTGCTGCGTAGTTACGCCATTTGAGTGGCGTAGGCACGAAACTTTTGGGAAAATCGTTCCGGCACAAAGAGAAAATCGCTTAGAAAATCAATTCAGTATCAAATATTACAAGTTTTACACACCCTTTGCAAAACATTTTGCAATTTGATAATCAGTTAGTTAAGTATTATTTGTAAGCAATTTTGCAAAGCTTGCGAAGCGTTGGCGAAATTTTTGCAATGAATAACTATCTGATAATCAATTAAAAGTATTGTACTTTTTGATATTTTGCCGATTTTTCACGAAAAACGAGTTTACAAAATCTTTAAAATAAAAATTTTTTGTAGGGTAGAGAAGGGTGTACATCAGTCGAATCATTTCTTCCTGTGAGCGTCCGAATGGGGAAGGAATCCGAAGGGAAACCTGAAAGAACGAAAGGAGGGAAAGGTCGGCCTGCGGAACGCGGGACGACAAAGCACGCCTTTCCCCTTTCGTTCTACTTCCTTTATATCCAACTTCATCGTATAACAAAGAAAGCTACGCAATGGACATAAGAGAAAAAGCCGGACAGCCTGAAATCTGTTCTTTACCGAAAAATACGTTTTCTTCACTTCAAAATTAATGAACAATCGGCAATAACTATTTATTTATTATTTATCATCCACTATAAATAATTGATAATTAAATAAATATGTATTGAAAAGTGTCTTGCAAGAAAATTGCACAGCTTTGCAAAATCGTGAAAAACACGCAAAACAAGGCACCAGACGCTTAACTTTTTTTTGTTGAATGAAATTCCGATTGGTGTTGAATCGTCCGTAACTTGCTGTTGATTAATTGATTTACAGACTTTATCTTACTACCATGCCAAAAAATTCAATGAATGAGCAGCGTCACTCATGCTTCCTTAAAGTGAGTGATTATTATAAGAAATACTTCGAAATAAAGTATGTAACTCCGGTCAGGTTTCCTCAGAACAGCCTTCTGGGTGTATATATGAAGACTCACTTGTTCAGAGATGCAGATTTTTCGGGTATAACAGATTTTTCCTATAATGAAGTAGCCTTTCATTTGAAACCTCAGAAATCATTATTTACCGCTCAGTTTAAAATGTTGACTGAAAAAGAGAAAGAAGATTACCTGGAGTTGGAAATGCCTGAAAGCGTCTGCAAATTTAGCGGTGAGGTGAAAGTGGATAAGTTTTTTCACCTGAATATCAACGGGAGTAAGAAGATAAGGAATGAATTGAAACGTGAGTTTTGGTATGATTTCGCCAGATTTCATGATGACTGTATTTTCCGGGCAAATAGAATGGGCGAACATGTTACTTCCGAAGATGTCATGTCTGATTTCATTGTTTTGTACGATATAGACATGAAAAGATTTGAGAGCATGATGCGATATTGGTGGAGAATCAAATCCAGAATGAAGTCTGACATCAAAGTGAGAAAAGAAGAGCTTGAGTCGAGAACCGGAAGAATCTGTATATACACGCCATAAATTTATACATGAATAGCAATAAATAAAAGTTAAAGAAACGAAGAAAGTTGGTGCGATTTGTCAGTAACTTTGTCAGTCGCCATTTTCAACCACAAAACAACACATAAATCATGAATTGCAGCGAGAATTATTACGAGTTGATAGGCAGCATTGAAGCTTATCCGGACGACGCGGTTACGTTTTCCCGCCCGTTCAATATTGAGAAGAAAAGTGACAAACCTGATTTTTCTGTGTCGGGCGACCGTAAGATTTCCATTCAGATGAAACCGAAATCGGGGAGCCTGAAGGAGAGCGCGGAAACCAGCGTGGCCGGCGACTCTTACGAAGTGACGGTGAGTTGGGAGGTAGAGAGGGTGACGCAAGAAACCTATTTACAGCTTGAAACGCTGAAAAACAGCACTAACCATTTGATTGTAAGAACATTTGGCGACGGTGAAATGTTTGTGCGTGCCGTGAGCGACGGTTATGAATTTCAGTATGAGGAAGGCGACGGCGTGATTTCGTGCACACTCACCATCCGCAACGTGACCGGCGCACAGCGTGTGGTCTGACAGCTACACCTTATTATATATATTGCTTTTTTCTTTCCGTTGGAATGCCGTTCCTGCATACGTGTGTGGGGCGGCATTTTTTCTTTGGGCCTTTCTTTTTGTGCGCGTTTTTCTTTCGTCCTGCAGGTAAATCTTCATTATCGTCTTTGTGGCATTCTTCAATTTCTTTGCGTCCGCCGCAAATTTCTTTTTTTCGCACAAACTCCTTGTGTTTTACAACATGCTCATTCTTAGCAGGTTTTTATTTGCAGAGAAAATCCGTTTGAGCATCCGCATATTTCTGTAATTCACGCATTTAGTCATTTTTTGTGTCCTTCATCACCGCATTTCGCGTGCGTAATTTCGTGATGTAATCAATTAATTATCAAACGAAAATGGCAACAAGAGCATTTCACGAAATCATGTCTACGCGATTCTGGGACTTTTACCCGGAGTCTCTGCATGCTTACCGGAGAACGATTCTTGACAACATTGCCTCACACCGTCCTTACGAGAAGCCGGACGAGCGGACCGACCGACCTTACTTCCTTTCTTCGCGCGACGGGTTTACGGAGAAAACCTACGTGGGTAATTACGACCGCATAACCTACTGGTACGATTTGGAAGAAGACGACCGCATCATTTCGGTTATCGACGTACAGGGCCCCATTCTTCGTAATGGCGACCTGTGTTCCTACGGAAGCAAGGAACACAAGGACATCATCATGCGTGCTTCTGACGATGCGCATACCATCGGATTTATTATCGAGATGGACAGCCCGGGCGGTAGCAGCATGGCGAAGTACGACTATGAGATGGCCCTCAACTACGCCCGATCAAAAGGAAAGAAGATTGTGGGTCACATCGACGGGATGTCCTGCAGTGCCGGTTATGCGCTGATGGCTCTGTGCGACGAAGTGTATTTCACCAATCCGCACGACACGGTGGGATGTATCGGTACTATGTGCGCGATGCTCACTAACAAGGACGGCGATGTGAACACCGTGACTCAGGAACGGTACGCCGAGATTTATGCCGACGGATCTCCTTATAAGAACAAGGAGTACCGCGACGCGGCCGAGGGGAACTATGACGGCATCAAGGAAGAGCTGAACCGGCACTGTGCCGACTTTCAGCAGATGGTACGCGAGCGCCGTCCCAGAGTGACGGACGACCAGCTGACCGGAAAAACTTTCGATGCGGGCGATGTGGTGGGTACCATGGTCGACGGTCAGGGCGACTTCAAGTTCTGCGTGAACCGCGTGCAGCAGCTGGCCGGAGTGAGTCAGAGTCAGAAAGGAAATTCGTCCGGAGCCTCACGCGAAGACAGCAAACCATCAGGAATCAAGGAAGAAAAGCAGCCGGGAACACAGGAACAGGCTTCTGTGGAGCAGCCGGCATCAGATAAAACAGAATCACAAACTCAAAAACAAGCAACTATGGCAAAAAGCTATCCATTTATTCAGTCGGCTGCAAAGGTAAACTCCCTGGTAGTCGAAGAAAACGGCGGTTTCTACATGGTGGAAACCATGGCGGACAATGTAGAAGAGTTCGTCATGAAAGCTAAACAGACGGAATCTACGCTGGCTGCAAAACTCACGGAAGTAGAACAGCTTAATGCAACCATCGAACAGATGAAGAAAGACCATGCGGAAGCACTGGCCAACCTGAAAGCGGAACACGAAAAAGAGGTTTCTTCATTGAAGGACGCTCATAAGAAGGAATCGGAAGAACTGACAGCGAAGCTGAATGAAGCTCAGAAGAGCATCGAACAGAAGGATGAGGAAATCAAGGAGCTGAGCGAAACGGCACAGCTGGAACCTACTCCGCAGGACCCGCCGAAAGACAACAACGGAGGTCAGGAAAGCGGACAGTTCCATGTGCAGAGCGTATGCGGTGAAAACATGAGCTGGGGCGAAAAAGCTGAAGCCCGCCGCAAGCGTGATGCTGAAATCAGCAAAGCACGATAAGAGATAAGAACGCGACACAAAAACTAAACCAGACACAAACAATATGGCTACAAAGTTATACGCACTCAGTGAAGAGAATGTATCGCATGTAAAAGACATTCTTGCTCCGGACATCATCGAAAGCCCGGTTCTCGATAACATGGCAGTGTTCAACAAACTTCGCATCAAGGTTATCGAAGATATTGAATACGCACAGACTCAAATCATTTTCCGTCGTAAGGGTGGTGAAGCCCGCCGTTACAAGGAAGGTTCTACGCTGAAGTCAACCCTTGGTTTCATGGACGAAAGCAAACTGGTGATGAACCAGATTTGGTCACGTTACTACGAAAACCTTCAGAACTTCCGCGAAAAACAGCCGTTCAGCATCCTGGGTTCAAACGGAACCTACAATGCACCGGTTACAGAATTTATCCTTCGTCAGATTGGTAAGCAGTTTGCCGGCGATAACCTGAGCAACCTTTTCTTCGGTAACATTGAATTGGGAGAAGACGACCCGCTCAGTCTGTACAACGGTTACTGGACTATCATTAACAACCTTATTAATCAGGGTAAGATTTCTTCCAAGGAAGGAAACCTTGTGGCTTGCGACCCGATTAACGAAGGTCCTGAAACTCAGGATGGAGAATACTTCGACGCATTTGTAGAATGGGTGGAAGGATGGCATCCGCTGTTGCGTAACGCTCAGGAAGTAATCGTTTACATGTCGCCGAAGCAGAAGCGACTCATTACCCACAGCTACATGCGTAAGTTTACCGGATTGCAGACTACAAGTGCAGGCGGTGAAGGATTCTCATTCGTGGGAATGGAAAACATCAAGATTGTAACCGACGGTATTATTGGTAAGGGTAATCGTATGATTGCAACTCTCCCTGAAAACCTGCAGTTCGGTCTTGACCGTGCAAGCGACTGGAACTCGGTGATGATGAGTCACGACCCGAACGACTTGAACGTGCTGATTTTCCAGGTACAGTCTACCGTAGGCGCACGTATTCTGGACATCGCACCATCCAAGTTCTGTGTGAGCGACGGTACTATCGAACAGATTGAACAGCTGAACGGTGACTACCAGAAGAATACCCTGACCGTTACTTCCAACAACGAAGAATGGGGTAAGGTAACGCTGTCTCCGCAAAAGGATGTATATACGAAGGACGAAACCGTGAAACTGACTCCTGCTGCTGAATCTGGATACAAGTTCAAGGCATGGAGCGACGGTGCAACAATCTCTCCGCGTGACATCGTTTACAACGGATACCCGACCTACCTTCAGGCCATCTTCAAACCGGAAGGCGAATAATAACCCGCCCGCTGAGATAAAACAGGCTGCCAAGTTTGGCAGCCTTCACAACACAAACACAAACTTTTAAAACCAGACAATTATGGCAGAATTATCATGCGACTTAATGGATATTGGTCAGGCTGCTGCCGGTTGCGAAGAACAGTTTGCCGGTATCGGTAATCAGATATATGTAGCCTATCCGGAAGATTTGAAAGCACCTCCCACATACGATGAGAGAAAAGCGGCTTTTGCTTCAGGAGCATTTACTTTCAAGGCCAGTAAAGGAGCCTGGAAGTTCCGTATTAAGAAACAGAGCGGACAGATTTCTTCAACTGGTAACGAAGGGGCAAAAGGATACAACGTACAGCTGATGTTTACCATAGACAAGGACGTGGAAAACGCAGCTCATGTGCTCCGCATCCTGAAAAACCGTGGTGACGCTATTTTCTTTGCAGAAAACCCGTCAGGAGGTTATTACGTAGTGTACGACCCTACTTTCGGTACGGAAGTTAACAACAACTACGACAGTGGTACTACTCCGGATTCTGATAGCGGTCATGCAGTAACTGTTACCAGCAACCCGAACAGATACTCCCTGACTACCTGGGACGGAACTCTGACTATCAAATCGGGACTGGGATAACGATTATACAAACTTCAAAATAAGACAATTATGGCAGAATTATCATGTGACTTAATGGATATTGGTCAGGCTGCTGCCGGTTGCGATGAACAGTTTGCCGGTATCGGTAATCAGATTTATGTCGCTTATCCGGAAGACCTTACGGCAAAGCCTGTATATGAAGCATCTAAAGCTGCATTTACTGAAGCTTCTTTTGCTTTTTCTCCTGGTAAGGGAGCGTGGAAGTTCCGTATCAAGAAACAGAGCGGTCAGATTTCTTCAACTGGTAACGAAGGTGCAAAGGGCTATAACGTACAGCTGATATTTACCATCGACAAGGACGTGGAAAACGCAGCCCATGTGCTCCGTATCCTGAAGAACCGTGGAGACGCTATTTTCTTTGCGGAAAACCCTGCAGGAGGTTACTATGTAGTGTACGATCCAACTTTCGGTACGGAAGTGAACAACAACTACGACAGTGGTACTACTCCGGATTCTGACAGCGGTCATGCGGTAACAGTGACCAGCAACCCGAACCGCTACTCCCTGACTACCTGGTCGGGTACATTGACGCTGAAATCAGAGGCAAGTTTAGGAGGTGGAGGATAACCGTTTGATTTGCATATCTAACAAACGAAAAAGTGGATGAAAGTCCGGCACTTGCTAATCGGTGCCGGACTTTTTTATGTCCTTCAACGACATATTGGTTTTCCCTACTTTTGGGGTAAAGTAATTGAAAAACAAAGGTTATGATTACAGAAAAAGAATACTTAAAAGACTACAGAACCATGAACGAGGAAGAAAAGAAAGATTATCTGGACCGAGTGAAACGATGGACGGACGAAACTTTTCCGGAACTGCTGGCGCTGGCCGAATGCTGGATGAAGGTGCCTGTGAAGGATTTCGACGAAGGATGCCGTCTGGTGTCGGCCATTGTGCGGGCAAAAGACTTCCTTCGCGACGTACAGCGCTATGAAGCCCGCCGTGCACTCAACAAGATGAACCTGTTCCTGCAGGAAGTACGGAAGAAATCCGGACTGGCCAAGAAAGCCACTCGCGGTCCGGTTGGAACCGTTCGTTACAAAGCGATAGTTCCTGATGACGGTGCGCCCGATGAAGAAGGAAACATGACCGCACGCCAGTACGAAGAGCAGGAAGTGGACGGTCGCAGACCGAAAGAATTTGCCCTCTATAAAGATAAGCTGCCGAAATCTCTCCGCGACAAGGGAGAAAAAGAACTTTCCACCATGTACCTGGAACTGGCCGAGTATCGCGGCACGCTGGAAGTAATGGCCGAAAATCCCAACGTAAGCGACGAAGCCCGCGCGGACATGGCCAAGAAAGCCATCGCATCCGAGCAGAAAATCCGCGCGTTCTGGACCAATGTGGATGCAGCACTGAACGGTACCTACACCGAGCAGGAAACTTCCACAGCCGACAGCATGAAACGTCCTGGCGACTTTACCCGTGCCGAGATAGAGGCCATGAAGGATGTACGCCAGCAGGAAGTATGCCGCAAGGCCCGCGTGGAAGGAAACAAGAAATACATCAACCGCAGCGACGTGAAGATTACCGAGGAGTACAAGGAACAGCTTCGCCTTCGTATCGAGGAACTGATGGAATGGGGAGAGAACCTGCCTAAGAAAACGGCAGAAGTAGCTACTGTAGCAGGCATATCCATTCCCGGTGTAAACGCTCCGGTTGCATCCGTACAGCCGCAAGCCAAGGCTGCCGTTACCGATAAAGCGGAATCAAAAACATCCGATGAAAAGGCAGAAAAACGTACCGAAATTGAGGAAAAGCGTGCCGAAACAACGGAAAACCGTATAAAAGCGGCAGAAGAGCCGAAAAAAGCTACAGAAACCCCACGCAAGAAAGTAGACCCTACTGAAAGTGTTACCGAAGGCCAGATGAAAGGAGGTGCATTATGAGAATTATTGAACCCTGCTGCTACCACAAGCAGCTGGAAGGCATGATTGACGAGTGCAGCGAGAAGCATACGGCTGCTAATTTCTTCAGCTACTCAGACTGGGATATGTGCGACCTGCTGGGCACGCTTTCCGGCTACTGTTCGGGCGGTGAAATGGGAATCGTTATGGTGCGGCTCGATGTAAAACTCATACAGACCATCCGCCGTATTCTATCGCATGTGCATCCAGATCCCACCAATCCATCGGACCATATTGCTGACGTCAGCAATATGATACTCATTTCGCAGCCTGCATCTGCCGGCGCTACTTTCAATCAGCGTCAGGAGATCCGAAGCCAGCTGGGTGATTTTATCCAGTCGGGCCGTCTGGTGGTTTGCGAGGATAATGTGGGTTTCCGTTGTATCACGGTGAAGAGTAAATCGCACAGTCTGGTTATTCAGGGAAGCCTGAACACGCAGCGCAGCAACGCCATGCAGATGTTCACGCTCACCACTTCACCGGAAGAGTATGAGAATGTGGCGGAGATGTTGCGTATGAAAGAGCATACGAAAAGCATATTCAATCAGTAACCATTTCCGTATGGTCACGAAAATGGTTTCGTGACCAAAGTAAAATGATGATTTAAACACATACAATATTAATTAAGAAGATTATGAAGAAATTTATCAAAACAGAAGAAGTACAGGCTACGGAAGCAATTCTGAAAGGTGGTAATATTTACCTTCCTACGGATGCAATACCCAAAACGATGGGACCGAGAGTGGAAGGATATAAGGTAGTAGATTCCAATGGACGCGTCAGTTTTATTCCAAAAGCAGAATTTGAGGAAAGGTACAAATGTGTTGAAACTTTCATTGACAGAATGATGATTGAAGACGAAGAGCTATCAGAAAAGTATGAAAAGTGTAGCTCATTCGTAGATTCAGAAAAATTCCGTGAGGTAATCAAAGAAGATTATCCAGCTTTCCTTATGCACCTTCAAAGAGAAGCTATGGGAAGCTATCTTGGGACTTTACATAACCGTATTGAATATGCAAACGGTAGCAAAACGAAGTGTAATACCTTATACAGTTTTGGTGAAGCAATAGAAGCTTTAAAGTTTGGCCTTTGTATCCGCAGAAAAGGCTGGAATGTTAAAGGTATGTTTGTCGTGAAGCAGGTACCTTCACACATTGGGAACGATGTAATACCGAAAATGCAATCACTCCCTCAATCCGCCAAAGACATTATTCTGAAAGGCAAAGGATTTATTAATTACACGTGCCAGTGTCTTATTTACAATGAGAATACCGGTCGTGCTGACTCATGGAATCCTTCCATAGCGGATGTGTTTGCTGAAGACTGGGAGATTTTACAATGATACAAATCTAAAGAATCGGGGGAAATCAGTTAAACATTTCCCCTGATTTATAAGCACAACACGGAAACACAAACTATGGCAAGCGAAATAGCACAACGATTCTACGACCTGCTGCGGAAGCACTTTGAAACGGGTGTGCCGTGGCAGAACATGGCCTTTACCGACGAGCAGAAAAAACGGGTGGAAGTCTGCCTGGATGCGTACAAGCGCTTTGAGGAGGACCCGTTCATGAATCTGCGGCAGTACATCATCAACCGGTGGAAACGAACGTACAGTCAGTTGGGAGGCGACCTGAAGGTAATAGACTTCATTTCGTCGTTCTACGCCAATGGACAGCGAAACATTTCCTCGATGAAGGTGCGCCACGCTGCCGACCTGATGATGCGAAACGGGGCCGATACGGGCGACATGAAAGCGGTGTACAACGGTGCCAGCCTGCTCACCAAGATTGACCGTCTGGATCAGCCGGAAACACCGGAGGAACTGGGCGATGAACTGATACGCATGCCGGTAGTCATTACATCGGATGTCAAGAAGAAATTCCCGAACAAAACCGGTCACGACAGCGAGGAAATGCGCCGCCTGAGAAAGAAGTACGGCGTGAAGCTCGACCAGTGGCAGGAAATGGTGGAAGACGAAGAAGGAGTATATGTAAGCGAGGGACAAAACGCTCCGGACGAGGAGTACGATGAAGTAAACCGGGACGATTTCACACAACCGGAAGAGGAGGAATAAACCATGGCACGACGAAACGACTATGAATCCGCCCGCGAGGAATCACTCCGACGGGCACAGCGTCACGCCTCGGCATTGTCGGGCGTACAGGAAGCGGAGGAGCAGGAAACTGCGGCCAACTACATCTACATGAATCCGGCCCAGCGTGCGGTGTACAACTACCGATGCCGGAATACCACCGTAGAAGCAGGTCGTGGTACAGGTAAAACCGACGGACTGATTACGCCCGAAATGGCCGGTTGCATCCAGTCCATGCCGCGCGGAACCGGACTTTTCTTAGGTAACAGTATCAAGCAGCTTTTCACAAAGACCGTACCTAAAACGCTTTACTCGCTGGAGCGAATGACCGGACTGAAGGAGGGAGTCCATTTCTTTCGTGGACACGCTCCTGCAAAATGCAATTTCAAGGAACCCATCGTAAAGCCGAAGGTGTGGGAAAACTGCATCCACTTCTGGAACGGATTCGTGTACTACATGATTTCTACCGGAGTGAAGGCTGCTGCCAACGGTATGGACTCGTGCTCCATTATCGGCGACGAGTGCCGTTTTATGCCTGAAGGACTGATTAAGGCCGAAATTCTTCCTACGCTTCGCGGTATCAACACCAATCATCCCGGATTCGATGAAAACCTGAATCCGTATTACAAGAGTATATTCTTTGTAAGCGATGCACCGCTTACAAAGCGTCAGGCATGGCTCCGGAAGCGCCGTGACGAGCAGACACCGGAAATAAACCGGAAGATTGCGGAGATGATACGTGAGGCACAGATCTGCCCGGAAATCGTGCAGTCCCCCAAATACCAGCGTGAGCTGAACAAGCTGCGCTGCCAGGCCAGCATCTACTTCTCCTTTTCCAGCATAGAAAACATCGACATTCTGGGCGAACAGTTCATCCGCACCATGCAGAAAGAACTTACCCCCACCATGTTCGACATCTCCATCCGCAACGTCGAGAAGGAAGAAATCAACGACGGCTATTATGCAAACTTCGACCCCGACGTGCACTGTTACCTCAGTAACGACGAAGAGCAGCTGGAAGCCGCACAGAAATACAAGAAACGCACCATTACGCAGATATACAACGGCGGGCGTACCCTGCGTGTAGAGTCGGAAAGCATCGACCTGAACGAGCTTTCCAAGGCACAGGACTGCTGTCTGGATACTGACATAAAGCCCGGAGAACCGCTGCGCATCGCCTTCGACTACAACGCCCACATCAACTGTCTGGTGATAGGGCAGACCGACAGCCGGAGCAACACCGGCGTGCTGCGCATACTCAACAGCATGACCAACGTAAAGAACACCCGTATCGAGGGACTTTGCAAGATGTTCTGCAAGTATTATGAGCCGCACCGCCTGACCTGCCGCGACGTGATTTTCTACTACGACGACACCGCCAAGCAGGGAGCCGCCTACGCCAGCGAGCGCCACGAAGAAACCCGTTTCTACAACATCGTAAAGAAAGTGCTTCGCAGTCACGGATGGAACGTCATCGAAGTACCCATGGGACGGCCCATGAGCCACAACAAGAAGTACGAGTTCCTGAACGGTTGTTTTGCCGGCACTCAGCGCCCGTTCCTTCGCATCAATAAGGAGAACAACGAGTATCTGATTGCCTCCATGGAGAATGCACGTGTGAAGGAAGGGCGCAACGGTTTTGAGAAAGACAAGAGCCAGGAAAAGAACCGCGTATCGAAGGAAGTGGACGACATCGAGGCAGAATTGAGTACACGTACAGACCTGAGCGACGCATTCGACACGCTGGTAATCGGTGTGCGCTATTACGGATCGGGCCGCATGATAGGCGTGGGTATGCCGATGTCGGCTTAATTAAGAATGAAGAATTAAGAATGAAGAATTAAGAATGAGCAAGAAGAAACTGAAATATCAGGACCCGGCCCTGCAGCCGCCCAAAGCGCTGATGCAACTGGTGGATGCCTTTACCGACACCTACAAGCCGGTGGAGCGTGAGGAGTATGCCGACGAAGTGTTTACCGTGCGCCGCATCCGTGAATACTTCCAGGCATGGCCCATTCCGAAGATGCCCGACCCGCTTCCGCCGTATCTGGTGGAACTGGAGCGCAGGGGATTCGCCATGCAGACGGCCTACGACGGACATCCCGCCCTGTTCTGCGTCCGCTGGCATGTGGACGAGGAAATCTGCACTGCCGAAGAAACGCACGACAAAGAAGCCGAAGTGCGCACCGGACTGGTGAGCATGAAAGCCCTCATAGCCCGCCGCATGATGGAGCGTCCGGCAGACGATGGCGACGATGAAGAAGACGAATTGGGCGAAGAAGAATAGCCCTGATAGAAACGATGACCCCCGCCCGCTTCAGGGAAGACGGACAGGGGTGAAGTGAGAGTTTTAAAACACAATGCAAATATAAGGAAAAATAATTTATAATTGTCATTGATTTTATATTTTCCACCGAATTTTAGCTATTTTTGCGTGTAATGCAACAATTTTAATATATTACAGCCATGAAAATGCGCAGACTTATCAAGGCACTTTTCAGCAGGAAGAAGAAAAATGCCGCAGCCATATACCTGTCACGGTTTGACACCATAGATAAAATGATACGTGAGAAACTGATTGGGATTGACGTGAAAGAGTGTTACGTGGCCCTCGACCTCTCCGTGCATCTGCTCTACAAGGACGACGACCGGAAGTATGCCGCATTCTTCGACACCCTCCGCGCTTTCATCAACTATCATCGCGGATATATGGACCTCCCCGTGCTTCAGCCGGAAGAGCGCATCAACTTCTGCGTGAACTTCCGCCGTGAGATACGCTTCGACCTGGAGAATGAAGAGTTTTACGACGAGCCCCGGGTGGAATACATACCGTGGCTGGTAGGATTCTGCCAGTCGGGCACCGTGGTTTACGATGTTTTCGAACAAGGTAAGAAGTGAGTTTTCAGGAATGTATGCTTTTAAGCATTGACAAATGTGCCCGGCTGCGAAGTCGGGCACATCTGTTTAAATTTGATAAATTTGCAAATGCAGCCGCTCTGCCTTTATACGCACGAAGGAAGAACACGAATAAATCAACTATTTAAAACAAAAAAGGAGGATAAAAATGAAACCTCAAACTAAAACGTACAAGCATGTGATAGACTTGTACTTTGAAAGCGTGCCACACAGCATCCGCACATTCAGCGTTCATGGCAATACATTAATTTACATTGAATACGAAGATTATCTGAGCGAACACCATGTAACGGAAGCCCTTCTACGATTATTGGGCACCAGCGTTCTTCTCAGTATCAAGCGAAACTGTTCCGAGCGGCTATTCCAGGAAATACAGCAGCGTTACGGCCTATTCATGAGCCAGCTTGAGCTCTGCGCTGTGATGTCTGAATACGAAGCCTGACGTTTACTCCCCTCCGCATGGTTTTGCGAAGGGGATTTTTTTGTATTTGTTTGTCAAAAATGGAAAATAAAGTTATTTTCGCCGTGAACTTTAAACTTAACAGTTATGGATACAAGAAAAATACCAGTGGAGCCTTTATCTCCACAACTCACGTATGAGCCTTCACCATCAGTACCTCAGACCGTACACTATCAGAGCCGTATAACCGGGATAAAACACTGTCTGGACGAAAAACAATATGAAGAGTTTGAAAACACGGTGTTCAGAAGAGAATCTGTCAGACTGATTCCCGAACCCGAAAACCAGTTTGACGGAAACGCCATTGCAGCCTATACAGCCGACGGAGTAAAATGCGGATACATCGCACGTGAAGAAACAGCGATGATAAAAAGCCTTATGGAAGAGCCTGATTTTAAAGCCAGTTTGTTTTACATGGATTTCATGGCCGGCAGCGCAAAGATAGAAATAACCGTCAGCACATCTGTTTCTCTTTATCTCATGAAGCTGTTCTGCCAATACACACCGTTTGAATTATGCAAGGCAAATTATCTTTATATCCGCTGGGGTGGGATACCCGACAGCACCGAAGAAGGAATATTCTCTTCCGAGGAACTGAGCATGGATTTTGACAGATTATCGCAGCTTGAACTCATGTATCAGGACCGTTTGGCGCAGGAGTGGGAATATAGGATGGGAAAGGCCACGGTGGAGAATCCCGATAGACCCAAAGCACGCATGAGCGTTCCTCTCGACCTTTCCGTTTACGGGACAAGCTGGAAAGACATAGACCTTCACGACACCTCACTCATTGATCTCATTGAAACGGAAAACAAGATGCTGGCCCTCTACATCCGGATGCGAAGAAAAGGGATAAACCTCTCTCCGGAAGAATGTAACGAACAGATGGCAGACGGCACGCTGAGCGAAACGGTGCTGAAACGGATGCACTTTGAGTATGATAATAACAGGCTATAAACAAGAAAAAAAAGAAATGAAAAACTTCTATATAATTTTATTTATATCATTAATATTTTTTTCATGTGAGAAGAAATATGATACGCTTACAGATAGCAAGGGTAATAAGATAGTACAATTAGTTAAACTAAATAATGAAAAAGAAAAAGATCTGAATGGGAATATTTTTGAAAATAAAAAAGCTTATCTTATAAACTATATAAGATGGGATAAAGAAGAATTAATGAGAATAGCAGAAAAGGTTGCAAAATATTACAATATAGAAGATTATGAAATGTACTTTATACTTCCCACTTTAAAAGATGAAGTTTTAAACTCTGAACAACCATCGGATTATCTTACAGATTGTATAGTTCCTTATGAATATAGAAAAGAATACAATAACGCAAACAAAAATATACATTCTAAGGTATTAGAGCGCGATGGATATTCAGGAAGTATTTATACGCATATACGCTATCATGATAAAGATTCATTGTTATTAATAGACATAATGGATTCTTTAGGAATATCATTTGCACAATTTTATGATAAAAAAATAGAAAATCCTAAATTAATAGATTGTTATGCAACTTACAGTCCAATTAAAAAATTTCTTTTTATAGAAAATATTCATCAAGGTGATTTTTTCAGTATAGACAGTGTCAATGTAATTAAAGCTGTAGATAAGCCTTTAGCTGTAAAATTTTTTACAAATAAATATTTAACTAAGGAGCAGATTTTACGCTTAAAAAGAAATAATAATATAGGCGATGATAAAAATATATATTTTTATCTATATAATGATTGGGATAAAGAAGATTATGCTTCAATACATTATTTTAATGGTACAAACGAATATGTGATTTACATGTTTAATGAAAAGAAGACATATACATATAATGTAAGTAAGGATGAATGGACTTTTTACAATCATAAGGAATGATATGATAAAAGTTTAGAATGAAAAAGTACGATTTTAATGCGATAATCAAATTATAATTGTTACATTTGCCAAGAAATTAAAAGGGAGGAATGATTATTTCTCCCTTTCCGCTTGCTTTTGTGAT